CGTTATACTCACCTCGATCTTAATAAACTTCAGTTCAGGTTCACACATGCTTATCCTGTTATACCATATACCCTTTGATTGCAATAGCTTTTCAAGCTCGGCAGCGATAGCCAGCGCTTCGCATGGCTTCATGGCTCCGGTGATTTCATTCGCCATCTATCGCCCTCCCATCATCCTGAGCGTATCAATCACAACTTGTTGAATGATCGGTATCATCTGCGCAATCTGCTGCTGGCCCTGCATTTGGTTTTGGACTTGCGCGGCCTGCATCGACTGCGCGTCTTTGGCAAGGTCGATCTTCTTTCCTTCGATGTCGAGCTGCCCTTTGGCCAGATCTTGCTGGCCTTTCTTCAGGTCCTGCTCACCCTTCATCACGGCTAATTGAATGCGTGGGTCGGGCGGGGGCGCTTGAGCCGGTTGTGGCTGCATCAGGGCTTTGATCTCTTCCCCGATCTCCTGGGCTTCAGGCCAGTCCTGGGCCTTTGCTATCCTGGGGATGAGTACGGGCATCACCTGGGGAGCGCCCTGGCCAAGCTGAATCATGCCGTCCGCGGCTTCCTGGCGCTTGGTCAGATAGCCGGGGCCGGCGTCACAGGTTACGTCGAACTTGCCGGTTGACAGGTTGTTGTAGATCGTCTTTTCGCCAGTGATGGGATTTACGTAGGTGAAATTGACCCGCGCCCATGCTTCGGTCCCGTCCTGATTCGGATTGACGAGTGGCTTTCCATCCGGGCCCGGCTTGGCATTGGCGAATGTCTTTTTTAGGTCATCGCCCATCAGCCTTACAACCCTGTCGCCGTCGTAGATGTTTTGGATCAGGTCCACCAGGACTTTGCCGGTGTACTTGACGGCTTTGATTTGGTTGTCAGGAAATTCGAACGTGGCAATGTCGCCTTCGGCTGCTCTGGCACGAATAGCTTTTCCGCTTGTCTCGTTGCTTCTCGCACCCAAGGAGGCGTCATAGACTCCGGTTGTGACCTTGATATCGTCGGCTGAGATTTGGGCAAGCTGGAGGGCTCCTGAATCGCTCACGGACCCACCAAGGCGCGATGGTGATGCTTGGCCCTCGACGTGCTTGTAAAGCAGGTAGGGCATCGGGGTCGTGTATGCCTTATCCCAAAGTGCCTGGTATTCGCCAATTTGTTCAGCCGTCAATATCCACGGTTGTTTCGGTGACAGGGCCAGTGTTTCCATGTTGTTCGACATGGCCCAGTTGTAAATCTTCTGCGGCTCCATGGCGTCTTTAATGGCGCTGTTTAAGATGCGCTCACCTTCGATCCATTTTTCTTCGCCCAACTCTGGAATGATCGGGATGTATTTTCCGGCCCACTCTTGCGGACCTTCCAAGATCTCCCTTCCAGAGATTTTGCACCACATGACTTTGTGGCTCTTTACTGAGCGGGTGCGCTTGAACGGTGCCTTGAACCCGTTGGAGTCTTCGACCATTTCAACCGACTGGCCGGTTTCGTCTGTCTCCTTTGTAACCTTGGGCTTTTCGATCTCGATTACATTGCCGTCTGGTAGTTCGTAGATGTGCTTAGTAACCGGCTCCTTGTAAAAATACTCAGCGATTCTAACCGTATCGGTAGCGAACCAATCGGACATGGATTCGCCTTCGCCCTTGTCGATACCTCCAAAGTTGGCGTCCTTGTAAGATTCTTCGGCCTTTTTGCGTTTGATGTCTGAAATTATGAAACAAAAGTCTGCGTCGCTGTAGTCGGCTTTGATCGCTGATTGGTCGTAGTAGACAGAGAAGGGGTTGACGATGCGCTCAATGTAAATATCCTGGTCAAACGTATTGTCATCAGCGTACCTTGTGAGCGCCCTCCAATATCCGTAAGCCCCACGGACTGAGCAGCTTGCCCCGTTATCATAGGCTGAATCTGCATCGGATACGTTTTCTATGTTGCGAATCAAGCCCGTCATGAGTTCGGCCACCATTGGATCGGTTGCGCTATCCTCTGGTCTGATCTTGATGCGCGGTCGGTTCTGGCGCATGGAATTAACGATTTTCTTGGACGTTCCCGAAACACGGTTGACCGTGCAGCATGGCCTTCCAAGGCGCTGTTGCTTTTCAGCCTCGGTCCATTGGTCGCCGTTTTCAAAGGCCATCGATGCGCGAGCCCGCTCCCGGTTCGCCTGCTCTGCGGTCTTTGATTCCTCGAACTGCTCAAGGGCTTTGGTTATGAAGGCTTGTTCTTTGTCTTTTTTCATTGTCAATCCAGCGTTATTTGTAACGGTTTTTGCTATTTTTGCAACATACTGTTTTTGCTTTGGTTAATGCCAAGTGCTCACGGGCGGGAGACACCTGTTTTTGAGTCTCTGTTTTATAACGCATACGCGCTAATCCTTGGTGCCGTGAACGCTTTGACCGGCTTCGGTGCGCCCTCTACAATCGCACCGAACAGATCGGTGAAGGCCCATACATAGGCATCTGCCCGGTTGGGTGAATTTGCGCCCATATAGCCGCGAGTTGTGAACGCACAAAGTTCGTCTTCCAGGTCGTAGAAGTTGCCGGCGTGCCTGATTTGGCCTTTCTCGGCCAAGGCTGAAATCGGTTCAGCCCGAACGACTTTACCCCTTGTTGCTGTAACCTTGCGAAATGGCGTTCTTTTCCTGGCTGTCTGGATTACATGCTCAACCATTGCGCCACCATAGTTTCCTTCAGCTACTATCGCGTCTGCCTTGTGCCGCTCGTATGCCTGGGTTGCTATCCTCCCCCAAGTTACCGGGCCAGCCTTGCAGGTTAAGTCCTCCAGAAGATACCCGTTGCCGTCTACTCCTAAACCAGCAACCACAATGCCTATTGCGTCGTTGTCGGCGTTATCTTCGTCGCCTGAGCCTGAAGGATCAACCGCGACCACAACACGCTGCATATCTGGGAGATTTGACGTGGTGCGCCATGTTTCGATGCCCTCTACTGTCCATAGTGCACCTTCAGCGACCGGCGCGAATGTTCCATCCATGAACCTGATCCGCATTCTTGCCGGTAAGTTTTCCAGGGTCTGCATGTAGCCCTCTGGTAAATTGTCGGTGTTGTCTGCGGGATTGATTACCATCGAAGCGTAATCGTCGGGATTTTTAAGGGGCTGCTTTGTATCTGGATCGCGTTTCTTTTCGAATAGTTGATAGGTCCAGTGGGCTTGAGAAGGGGGGTTGCAGTCGTACAGCATCTTCAGGCGAAGCTCGCCTTCTTTTTTTCCGAGTTTGTACGAAACTTTTTGAGCGAGGCGGGTAAGGGCCAAATTTCGTGAATTGTATGGGATTTGAGAACATTCATTCAGGTAGAGCGTTGCATATTCCTGGCCTAAAATCTTTTCTGTTCTCTCCTTGTCGTCAAGCCCGCCAAACCATATCTGTGACCTGTTGGGAAATTCTGCATACCAATCGGTCCTATCAATGTTGTTGGCGCTGAGTTCAGGGAAGCATAAGCGCATGACTTTGGGGTAAGTATCGTGAACGATAGCGGCTTTAACGTGATTGAAGCGAAAGCGGAGAATTGCATGACGCGATTCCGCCGCTGCAAGTGCGCGGATTATTACGGTTCTGACGAGTTTAAAAGTTTTGCCGGATCGTGATCCACCAAAGAGCAGGCAGTGTGTGGCGTCTGAGCTAAGTACCTTGTTGGCCTGGCGCTGCTTGGCTGTTTCTTTGAAGGTTACAGACACTCTGAATCCTCTCCGGTGATCGATATATTGACCGTTCCAGAGTGTTCAATCTCTTGTTTTTCTCGCCAAACCTTGGGCTTACGGTTCTTGAGCCACATTGTCATAGCGGGCGTGTCTGGAGGGTAAATCTTTTTTAGTTCTGCGTACTCCCATCGGCCACCATTATCGTCCTGAACCCATTGCGCCTTGGTGTCTGGGCACTCGAAACCGACGGCTCTTTCGTACAGCGCACGCTCTACTTTTGCGTCGGCTTCAAGCTTCCAGTCTATGAGTGACTTGAAAAATTTAGGATCTTTCCTCTTCCAATTATTCAGAGTGTCATCTGTAATTTGAAGCGCTAACGCTGTCTCTTTGTCCGTGAACCCTTTAGAGTAGCAGAGTTTTAGGCCTTCGTAATGGATCGAATCTTTCTTCGATTTCCTACCGCGTTTTTTCAGGGTCTTTGGGTCTTTGCGTTTTGTTGCCATACCTTAAAACCAATCCGGTGCCGGCTTCTTGGTCTCGGTCATTCGCCGCCCTCATAGTGGTATTCAACCCACCTGTTGAGACCGTTGCGGAATTGTTTGGCGACGTAAAGGTGCAGATTGATTGTGTCGCGTGCCTGGATTTCCGAAATCGGAGTGGCTTGTAGGCTTGGTATCTTGGCAGCGTAAAAAACCTCCTGGTCAGGATGGACCAATACGGTTTGACCGTCGCACGGTCCACCTGCCAGGCGGGTCTCATAAAAGCGGGGGCCTCCGACAAGCCCCGGGGACATCTGCCGGAGGCCCCCTTCCTGTGGGGTGTCTTGGTTGGTGGGGGTCATTCTCTTGCCTGCCAATGAGTCCCGAACAATCCGCAAAGGCTGGGGTCATTGCGAACCTCACTGCACGGCGCGATATCGTTTGTGGCTACTCTGCGGGATATACCACAAAACAGACCTGGGATGGAGACTACGTGGCGGCATTCGGTGCAAGGCTTGATTGGTTCGCTGTTCGGTAGCTTCATGCGGATTGGTTCACTCATTTCCGGTTGGTCCCTTCCACCCCTCTTAGTTGCCGCTGGCGTGTCCGGTGTTCAAGCCAATGAAGGGCTTCTTCGCATTTGGTAAGGGCCAGGGCGTTTTCACGGCATGCGAAAGGGCCGTTCTGAAAACAGCGCAGCCGGTCAATCACGATAGCAAGTAGGTCTTCCTGGTGGCATCCGTTGACGCCGAACTCTTTCACCGGGCCGTTTTGAAAAACCACATCGGCAAAGACGGCCGATGGGTCGTTACTGCCGATATTGTTGCTCAAAACCTGGTAGCGGTGATGGGCGCCGCCTTGACCTGGTTCGTCCAAGACCGCAATACTTGACTTGGGATTTCTGGCGATCTCTCTCATAAACCACCTCTCTGTTGCGGGTTAAGGACTTCTCCGCTCCCTCGATTCCAACGGGAGCGGTCCACCAAAAAAGGAGTTACGCTGGCTGATTATATATCAAGATCTTGATTATAGCGCAAGGGATTTATTCGATTTTCAGTGGTAGGCTAAAACTATCAATCTTTTTGTTTGACATGTCTGTCTTGTCGTACTAAATTGAGGCTAACAATCAAACAAGGAGGACGCCATGTCACAAGTGAATTTTGTAGCAAACTTCAAGACCCTACCAGAAGCCGGAGCCGTTCCGAGCTGCGTTCGTGATGCCCAGGATACTTTGAACGAGATTTATGCGCTGGATGCTCGCCGTATCGAACTGTGCAAGCGGCTACAGCGAGAGGTCGAAAAAATGCAGCAACACCTGCTCCAGTTGTGGAACGCGACGGATTGACATCACCCTATCAACCGACCACCCATCATCAAGCCACGGGCTACCGGTAGCCATTATCGAAGGCCAAGCTTACGGGCCGGAAGATATCTATCGCGGCCTGCCGGTTGCGTCCTACATCGTCGTCAATATAGACCCGGATCGGCCCGACCATGCCGACATGATGCGGTTTTTGTCGCAATCGCCCAAGGCACACGCCAGGGCTTTGGCGGCAGTAGCGCGGCTCAAGAGCGCCAGCGAATCGGATTAACCCCAAAGCCCGGCACGACCGGGCCAGACAAGGAGGACTCTATGGACGACCGTATAACGATCAGGGGCATAGATCCAAAAGTATGGCTGCGAGTCAGGGCCGAAGCGATCCGTCAGGGAAAAAACGCCGGCCAACTCATGACAGAGTACGCCGAAAAAGGGCTGAAGGTTGACGAAAGGAAAAAGTCATGATCGGACACCGCACCCAATATTTTTTGTCCCTGCGTCTTTTGCGATATTATGATGCCCTGACCATTCAACAGCGGTTCGGGTGCTCATTGAGTTACCCTGAATGGCTGCTTATTCGAATCCACGAAGTCCGCGATCTCGCCAACTAATCCCACCAAAAAAACCCGCCCAGGCTGCACACCCGGGCGGGCCACTTCATCAAACCGTTTTATGTCGTCCCGGTTTTAGCGGGTGTGCATGGTGGGGCCTCCTTTCTCCTGGTCGTTACGGAGCCTAATCCATGCCCTTAATCGCACCGAGCAGATAGGTTGCCCTTATGACGGCTTGATTGGTTTTGTGGTAATCGCATAGCAATTCGTAGCGGCTGATCAGATTCCCGTTTTTACTGTAGAAATTCCCGTCTCCGCTCAACAAGATATTGTCTTGCTTGCGGATATCTACCAGCAAGTCACATGCTTCTTTTATTAGTTGCTCTCGTTTTTCTGACATACTGCCTCCCGTGTCTTTGGTGGTTCGCAAGGTTCGCAAGTGCAACAATATCTCCGGTCTTGCATCACGCACCAGGCCCAGCCGGTTTTTGAATAGTGGCAAGTGTCTTTTTTCCATCCATCCCTGCCGTCGATGCGTCGGTTGACCATGATCCGTTCTCCCTATCCCTACGGCACCAAAGCCCGCTGTAAAATCATAAGCGCCTGCGCCTGAACCGTCCGAAAATCGGCCTTGGCCTGCTTTGCAAGTTCGGACATCAACTCCGGATAATCATCGAACCGTAACTCCAGGGACTTGGCCGAACGCTCCTTAAGCCCCACCCGGTCTGTGGCCTGTATCCGGTAACATACTTTGCACAGGTGCATGTAGCCGTCCGGCGACATTTTGGACCTCATAAATTTTTCAATGGGCTGCGCTTCTCTCGCGTGTGCGCAACGCTCGCTCCTGCAAATCTTTTCCGTGATCTCCTGTTTCTGTTCCATGGTTTGCGCTTTCCCCTCCTGTTGTGGTTGCTCGATGGCCTCCTGCCATTCCTTGACAGGGTAAGATTTGACGGCGATGGCCAGCAGATCCCGCCGCTTCTGGTCGTATATTTTCTGTTTCCTGATCATGCAGACCTTGCAAAACCATGCTTTGCCATCAGCATTGTTCTTGTTGTTGTAAAAATTATCTAGCGGCTGCGGTGCTCCTTTGGCCTCACAATCTGGCTCAGGGCATATCTTTGTAGTCGCCGGTTCCGCTGCGGGCTGATCCGGTTCGATGCCGGCCGCCCGGTCCAGCCGTTCGCGCAGGTTCTTTTTGAGGCCGGCGAGCTTCTGCTTGCGTTCTTCGGCCATGTCGCGCTGGCAATCCTTGCAATATCCGCACAGGCCGTCTTTTCTGCTGCCCTTGTGAAAATTTTCGGCGGCCTGGGGCCGGCCTTCGTGCTTGCACTCTTTGCGGCTGCAAACCTTTCCGGCCGGCGCCGGTGATGGCTCTGTAATCTGACCGGGCTTCGCCATGGCCCTCTTGTCCCATTTCCTGCCGCCCACGCGCATCTGATACGCCTTGACTGCACCGGGAGAGACTTCTTTCTCAATCTCTTTACCCTGTTCGCAATCACGGCAGGCTGTGTCTCCGCTTCCTGGCTTGTTTCCTGATTTACCTACTATCCAATCCTGTACAGAGTTTTTGCGCCGGATTACACAGGCGGCTTTTTCCATGCGGCAACCAGACTTGTCGCACTTGAAAAATGTTTCGCTGCTGAGGATTGATTCCATTGCGGTTTCTGTGGTCATTTGGATACCTCCATAGCGTATGCCAACATCCCCAAAGCATCAGCCGTTTTGAGCGTAACCTTAACCCCAGGAAACAACGCTTGAGCCTTGGCCTTGATCTTGGTCTTTCTCTCGCGCTTGCGCTCTGCCAAGAGCCTCCTGCGCTCTGCTGCGGGCGTTTCCTTGGGGATCTTCGGGTAAGACGGCTTACCGATGAACCAATGCTCCCATTTAGCCGGCAGGATCGAACTATGAGAAATCCCCAAGGCCAGCAGCGCCATGTCAAGGTGGCCGCAATGTCGGGCAAACTTGACCGCAGCCGGACCAGAGTTCCCTGGCATGTACCCGCCTACCTGCTCAATCAGGCATGAGGCACTACCGATGCCAAGAGTAATCGCCTGGATTGCTTTCAATACGTCAAGCGGGGTGTCCGGCATCTCTATGCACTCGACTGTTCCATTTCTTTTCCAGGCTATGCCGCCGCTTTGTCCTGGGTCGATTGCTATCAGCATGGGGGCTTTCCTTTCTGGGGTCGGTTGCCGGGTCGTTACGAGCCCTTTAGTATTTCTCGCACCTTGTGCACCGTAAGCCCTTACGGCTCACGGATGATTCAAATCCTGGCTGGCCACCGCACCATGTGCAGTAACCAAAGGTCTTCCTTGACGACCAGCGCGCAAGGCGGAATAGCCTTTGCACCACAAGAGGCCCCCATATCTTGCGCCACTTAATACTCATTGCCTCTTTTAACCTGAAAGATAGCGGCAGCTTATACGTTTTTGGCTTACAATCCCTGCACACCAAAACCATTTCATCCATGCCGGTGTCTGGATGCTCTTCGCGCCAATATGTATTCGTGCCGCCGCATTTTTCGCACTTATCTGATTTCATGGTCCGTTCTCCTTTAAGGCTCGAAATTCCTATCATCGCGGCCCCCGGCGAACCAGGGGCGGCACGGTTATCTCACTTTGCAGACATCGGCCCAATCGGTGCCAGGGGCTTCCGGTATCTGAACGTCAACTATCCTATCGTGGTTTATGTGTAGCTCATGAGCTAACCTAAACGCGGCTTTCTGGCCGGTGAAGGTAAAGTCATTGTCTCCAAATATAACGATTTTCCTTGCTTCCTCTGGTGGTTTGAACGACTCAAGCCCTGTCGATGAAATGCAGGCCCATGTTGGAATATCGAAAATCTGAGTGGCGGCAATCGCGGTTTCTATTCCTTCCGCAACCCCCAAAACTTCCTTGTGGGAAAACAATCTTACAGCGGACCCAGCCATGGTCCCGGTATGCGGCATGAGCTTCTTTGGGCTTTCGATCTCTGCCTTTTTGCCGTCTTGTAGGTAAGTCCTGTGGATAGTAACCGGCTTGCCATCAGGTCCGGTGACCCTGGCTACCATGGCGTGCATTTTGGTCTTGGTTTCTTTTTCCCAACAGGCCGGGCAAAAGCGTACATCTTTGGGGGTTAATGATAGGCCGCGAGAATGAAGGTATTTTGATGCTGGATCGGAGCCGGTAAGAGGTGTTGATGAGGTCCATAGTTCGTTAAGCCACTTCTTGATATTCGCTTCGCTGTGTTGGTCGCCCTGTGGCATCTTGAACTCTACCGTGCCGACTATCTCGTTGATTCTTTCCAGGGTTTCGGGGAAGGTCAGGCCGAGGGTCTTTTGAACCAGACTAAAGCCGTCGCCAGCTCCGCAACCGTTGCAATAATACATCCCCGAGCCTTGGTCATCGAACCGGAAACGGTCCTTCCCCCCGCACGATGGGCAGGGCGCATGCTTTTTTGGGTCTTCTGGAACCGTTATCCCAAGGTTTGACATTATTCCGTACCATTTTCCCTTTGCAGCTTCCTTGACAACCGATGCTTCCATGGCTCACCTCACCAAGCGGCTACTTGCTGTTGTTTTTCGCGCTTCTCTTTTCCCTTAAAGTACTTGATTCTTTGATATTTAAGCCAGTTTTGACACTCGATAGACGGTGTTACGGGGCCAATTTCATCCATTTTCCTGGGCCACACTCCGAACTTTGATTTGTATTGAGCCAGCAGCCAAGATTCAGTCTTTCCCAACCTTCGCCGTTCATGTTCGAACATACAGTACCATGCGCGTTTTTCGTCCATCGTGTACTTGGCCTTTTCGCCCTTCAGCTTCACCAAGTCACCCTGAACGACTTCGATCTTTTTCCCATAATTATTGATCTCATGGCCGCATTTAGGGCATCTCGGCCCGGTGAAAAGATGCCGGCACATGGGGCAATCGATGATCGTCTTTTCTTTTGTTCGCGGAGTGTAGGGCTTGTTTGCAAGCGGCTTTCCGCTCAAGCTCCAATCAATCTCGTCCTCGTAATAACCAAGGCGCTTAACATTCCCGCCGTGGTCTAAAACCATGAAATCCTTTTTTCCTGGGTATGGCCTAGCCCCTCTACCCAAAATCTGCCTGTGCAGCCCGAGGCTTCGCGTGGGGCGGGCGATCACAAGGCACTGTATGGAGGGTATATCCGTGCCTTCAGTGAAAAGTGCCACCTGACAAATTACCTGCGTGTCGCCATTGTCGAACCGTCTTAAAACGCCGCTTCTTTCTTCGTCGTCGCTATGGGCATCCAGATATTCGGCGTTGATCTTGTGCGATAGGAACTCGTTGCAGAGGGCCTTGCCATGTTTGCGGTTGATGGAAAAGACCATAGTCCGTTTGTCGCCGGCCAGCTTCAGCCAGTTGTCAACTACATCTCCGACAATCCGAGGCTTATTGAACTTTTCGTCAAGTCCCTTTTTCTCATAGTCACCTTGAACGATTTTCAACCCTGAAAGGTCTGGATCGGAGGGGCCATAGTAATCTCCCGGTACCAGGAAGCCCCCGTCAAGCAGTTCATCCATGGTCACGACGTTGACAAGACTGTCGAAATAATCACCCAGGCCAGCGCCGGTCGAAAGGGTAGGGGTCGCGGTAAAGCCGATCACAAAGGATTTTTCGTAATTCTTGAGGATTTTCTTATATGTGTTGTTTAAGGCATGGTGGGCTTCGTCAATTAGGACAAAGGGTGTATCAACCCAAAAGCGATTGAAATCCTTTTCGGCAAGATTCAACCGACGAACATACGTCCAGAGGGAAGCAACTTGGCATTGACAGTCAAGATTCGTTTCTTTGCCTGCCATAATACACCCGGTTTCGATTCCGCATGAGGCGAAGCGCTCCATCATCTGTTCAACCAATCCGCGACGGTGCATTAGAGCCAAGGTTCGGTTGCCTTTACTCATGGCCCCCATGGTAAGCTCTGACATTGTGTGGGTCTTTCCGGCTCCCGTGGGCATCACAACAAGGATGCGCCTTTTCCCCTTGATTGCCTCTTGCCTTACTGCCTCTGCGGTGCGGGTCTGGTATTCTCTTAGCATCGTTTTCCCCCTACTCCCCACTAATCAAGTAACTAAATATCCCCCTGGTAAGAGAAAGAGATAGAAAGACAGAATACAGATAGAAACCGTCCCGAGTCACTCCCGAGTCACTCCCGAGTATCTGCATTTTTTGTAGATGCCCTTTGTGTCCATTCATCCCTATATTTCACCATGTTAGGAATGTTGATCGTCAAATCGTCGCCGCCATTTTCAAGTATAATAAGTTTTTTTTCTTCCAAAATTCCGGCGAATTTCCTGAACTTTTTGGCAGAAATTCCGGCAAATTTTCCCCAAGTTTTGTCAGAATAACGGCAAAAAGTCTTAGGGCTTGAGTCCATTTGCTTCCCGATTATTTCCAAAAGTCGCCACCAAAAACCGTAAATTTCAAGGCCGTGGTCTGCCGTTATTGCGGCGATTCGTTCGTCTTCCCATGAGCATGTCAGATGCTTAAGCCAGCGCATTAAGATCCCCGTTTGTTATTTTTACGCCTTTCATAGTGTTGCATTTAGTGCATAGGCATCTCAAATTCTCCTTTACGTTTGTTCCACCTGCGCACCTCGGGTAAATATGATCGATGCTTAAATAAACTCCATCAATATCGGTGTGATGGGTGTATGTAACCGATCCAGAAGGGCCTTTATTCCTGACGGCATGTCCTATAACTCCGCAGATTTGGCACGTGTATTTGTCACGCTCGAATATCGACCTGCGATATTTTCCATAAACTCCATTGTTAGACGACATTGTTTGCCCTCAAAAACACAAAAAGCCACACAAGCCGGTGGCTGCTGACCATGGAGTATGGTAGGCGGGACTTTCACCCGTACCCCGGCTTGTGTAGCGTTTTCTATCTTCGATTAGCATTTGAGCACTCCATGTCAGCGTTTCAAACATGTCACGCAATGAACTTAAAGTCAATAGTTTGCCGCAAGATTAAACCCTCCCCGTAATCTCCAACGCCCGCCGCTTCAAAGCCCCCTGGACCTCCTCGTAAGCCTCGCGGTACTTTTCATCGTCGCGGTACTTGCGGAGCCTGCGGGCCTGCTTGCTTAGGTTTTGGAGGCGTTTTTTGGTTTCGGTATCAATCATCATCGAAGCACCCGTTTCCTTTTTCCCAACAAAGACAGTTTTCGATTCTTTTGGTAAAAGGCACGCAAACATGGCGCAAGCATCGCCATTCATTATTGTCTGGGCTAAGCCGCCTAACCAAGTTGTTGCACGTTCCACAAGACTTGCGCTCAGGATTCAACCAGCATTTCTTTTCGTGGTTACGAGCGCCGCTTCTGGAAAGAAAAAACCGTGGCCTTTTGCAATGTTCGCACTTATAGGCTGTTACTTTTTGCATGGCGAGACCCTCTCGCGTTGTCCAGATGGCGCTTTTTGGTTTCTGGGTCCATGGGTTGCTCCCTAAAAAGTGCACATTGGTCTGTATGGTCCACAATGCGGCAGCACCTTAGCTAGTCCATCTTTAACCGCATGTTGAAGCAAGATTAGCTTGGCGTGGGATGCGCACATATTCACGCCGTCAACCAATACCGTAGCCCTAAGTTTGCATCGCCAACCTTCAGCCTCTCGAAGTAGTTTTTCACGCTTCAGGTAGTGAGTATTTTTGCACGTGCACTCACAGCGGGCCGCGTTCGGCTTTTCTGATTTTGTTTTAGTGCTGACATAAAGGCTTGCGTGAAGGTGGCAATACTTGCGGCCGTCGATCTCTATCCTGGCTGTATTTTCGCATCTCGGGCGGTCAACCCAACCAAGGCTTGCTTCGCATCTGTGTGCGTTTTGCCAGTCCATTGCTTAGCCCTCAAAAACTAAAAACTCCCTTGAAATGGACTTTGACCGGGGGATAAGTCCCGCCGCTGCGTTACCACAGCCGGAGTCCATTTCAAGAGAGTCTTTAATCTTCGAGAGCATTACAGACACCTTATCCTTTGTCAGTTTTTACTTTTCCCCAAAATGAACCATTTGTCAAGCACTGAACTTTAAATTAAGAGCCCGGGCAAAAATTTTTCACGGCCCTGTCGCAGTGATCGGCCCGCACAGTTTCAGACTCCAGCGGGTGATCGGCGGCCAGGCGCTCGGGGATCTTGCGAGCACAGGAAACAGAATCAGGAGCGGTGCATTCCAGGTTTTGCGTGAGGAACAGGTAATGGCAGGTGTACGGGGTGCGCGAACCGCAGAACACTCTCCTGTAGTATGGCATGGCCGCTCCTTTCGATTGATTATCAGTCATTTGGCTGCGTTATTATCAAGTGCTGCTTGAACTTCTACCCGAACGCTAAAACCTTATCCACCAGGTCGTTGACTTCCTCGGCGCTCATCTTGTCCAGCACGTTGACCCGCTTCAGAATCACGTTCAGCACGGCGTTGTAGAGCTTTTCGAACTCGGTGTCGTCCATACTCGAAAAGCTGATTGATTTTGCTTCCGGCCTTGCGGTTCCGTCCATACGGATAACGATTTCATAATACCCGGCAAGTATGATCAAGTCCTTGCGGAAGCGGTCGAAGTTTTTCTCAGGGACACCGTACTTGCTGTCGATCGCTCCGGGCTCCCAATAATCGAAAGCCAGATTCAACAAGGCGAACAGCTTTCTATGGAAACGAGGGTTCCGCATCTTCTTGAAATCGCCGTGCAAGACTTCACCGATCTTCAGCTTTGAATGAAGGGCTGCCGTTTCAGTATCAGCGGGGGCAAAGCCGTTTGGTAGTTTGGCAATCGATACGTTCATCTCTTAATCCTCTTGCGACGGTCAAGACGCGCTCCCAGCACCGTGGCCCCATATGCCGTGTTACGCTCTGGTGATCTTTCAGGGGCCGGCCGCATAGGGCGCATGTGACCGGCTTGTTGGGGCTTTCGTGGAAGATTGGGAGTTGGTTCATGGGGTTGCTTTCCATGTCGTTACGAGCCGTCTTTGAGGTAATTAAAAATGTCTCTGAGCAGCGGATTTAATTGCGGCCATTCAGCCACACTACCAGAAAGACAACACTGCGCGTATGGTTCAAGCCGTTTAATCAACTCATCTTTTTTGAGTTTAGCGCTTTCTCTTTGGCGAGCGTCCCTGATTGATGCCTCTGCCGGCGTTTCGTGCATTTCATCTCTAAATCCCATGATCCTTTCTCCCCTATCGTTAAGTGTTTAAATCTCCAAAGCCTCGAAAACCACCGCCGCTCTATACCCATCCGGCGCTGAATACTCGCAAGCCGGGTCGAAGCACACTAAGAGGTTTTCAGTTTCATGCAGCAATGTTTCAAAGGCCGCTTGCTTCCGTCCTTGCTTCATAAATGATAGCTGATCCACTATCAGGCAAATGAGCATCGAAAGCGGTTCCTCTGCCGTAAACTCTCCACCAGGAAAGCACCGATCATGGAACAGGTCGATAGCCCGCTTGATACGCTCAATGTCCCTTTGGGATAGTCTGCCATTAGGTTCAGCCCTGAGCAGCCCTACGGCCTCGTCGCAAGCATTGATCGCGTCGGTTCGCAGGGCTTGGAACATTTCGCTTTCGCCTGCTCCCTGATCGGCCATCATGTTCAAAAATCCTTCGAGCAGGGCGCATATCGTGCTTTGGCGTCTTATCGCTTGGCTGGCCATTACCGCCCTACCTCGGGTTGATCGATCCTCCGTGCCACACGGTCCTTCAGCATACCCTCAAGGAGAATGAGGTAATTGATATTGTCGCCAACCTTTTCATAGATCAGCTCGTCCGTGAGCATTTCCGGGCAGTTCTCGGCCCAATCTATCAAGTCGGCCACAGATACCTCGTGTTTCAGCATCATGCCCTTGAGCGCCCGCTCCGGTGTCGTGTCGGCTATCCTGGCAGCGACGTGGAAGTTATGGAAACGGTCGTCACCCGTTGCGTACTCCTCGGCCTTCTTGGTGAGGATTCTTTTGATTTCGTGGCACCGATTGTTCACCACATTGTTGAATTGCTCCGCGTTCATTTTTCATCCTTTCGTTGTATTGGGTTGCGATCCTCTTTTCACACTCAGGGCAAAGCCACTGCTCGGTTTCTCTTATTTCCTGATAAGATGCGCGGCACCGTAGGCACCAGATCCAGCGGTTGGTCATCTCAGCTTCAGAACTCCTTCCTCGACAGCGCGTCCAAGCGTCCTTGCGATCCACTCCCATTGATGCTCACCAGATCTGTTTCGGTGAAGCTCCATATGACAATCATGGCAAAGCGGCATCGTCGCCCAGGAGGGGGCCTTCAATCCTACACCACTTAGATTACCGACACCCTTGGCGTGGTGAACCGTAGACGGCCGGCCGCACTTGATACAGGGCTGGTCGCGTACCCATGCTTCGTATCGCTGGCAGTTCCATCTAAGCGTCTTTGGATGTGGACTCATGGTTTAAACACCTTCCCGCAATGCGGGCACTTCACCCGGTCCTCATCGTCCGTGCTGGCGGTCTCGAAGTGACAACCGGTCCTCTCCCTTTCCTGATACTCTTCGTCGGCAGCGAGGCAGATTGAACGCTCTCCTTTGTCCTCGTCGTCGATGTTCTCAGCCAACCACTTGAGATAGGAAGAGGGTAGGGTGTCGATCTCTTGGTTTTTGAATTTTCCGAATGAGACTTGCATGGGTGCTCCTTTTATCCAACCATGAATTGCGGTGGCAGTTCATACTCCTGGCCCTGCTTAAGCCACATGTGGAGGCATGTTTTGCAGCGGTCAACATACTGGCTTTCTTTCGGGTGGTACTGGATCACGGTTTCCTCGGGATCGAAGAACAGGCGCTTGATGAAATTCATCTCGTCCCAATTCGGACAACGGTTCTTCAGGGACACGCTCACATGGTCCCAACCTTCTTGATCGGAGATGATGACCATCAGTTCGTTTGTGGTGTAGGGGATCACGAAGGCACCGTTCATGCCGAAGGATTTGTCGGATCGCATCGGGCCGGTGGTGATGCGGAACTTTTCTATGTTGGGGGGGACCTGGGACTTCATGATGTGGGGTGCTCCTTTCTGGTCATTGCGTGGCCTAAGCCACTTTCAAAATAAACCTAAATTTTGATACACGCGGTACACGGCAAACAACAGCGTCTTGTGGCATATTTCCGCGCCTGCCATACTTTTTTCCTGATCTTTTGTCGTAGTAATCGCACCTGGGGCTCTTCCTTTCGTCGTCTGTCATCCCGTCTTGCTTCCAGTTCGCGGCCTTGTAAATTGTTCCCCGGTGGCCTACCGATGGGTCAGCGTAACTTAGGAGCAAACCAACATCTTTATGGTTCCGCTTTATGTATTTTACGCTCTGGCCGATAAGCCATGTTTCTGCGTTTCTCGGTATTTCATCGAGCAGGTAAACCCTTGCAAGCTCCCACACGTTACAACCATACCGCTTATTGGCTTCCTTTGGCGGCGCTGAGTAAATAACGCATCCTATCGGGACTCCGTTCCGTTCGGCAACCAGGCACAGCAGAACGATTGCCGGGCGCTTAGAAAGGTAATGGGCTTTAACGAAGCTATCCACTTCCGCCACAGAGCACCTTCTAACAGAGCAGGACTTTCTCCATAATGAGTCGAAAAGTTCTGGTCTCGAAGATGGGCAACATCCCATAGAACACTCCGCGCTTTTGTTTCCGCGTTCTCTGCGATGCACACTTTCGAAATAACTCATCAAATCACCCTTACTTTGTGTCTGTGTTTTGTCTGCTTTCGCAAAAACCACATCTCATCGTTATCGGGATTCTGCGACGGAGCCCGCCCAAATATACAATATGCCCGCAATTCAACTGCAACTCATAGCCATAACCTGCGGAGCCGTCTACCCTCCACCAGGAGACTACCCGCTTGCGGTTTTTGGCCTTTATTTCAAGCTTAATATTTTTCAAGGCTCGTAATCCCTATCATCTCCAACCCCAGGAAGGCGCGGGGCCGAACAGCACCCCGCGCTTGGGGTGGGGTTTAAGCGGCCTGGGAATTGGCCGCGGGGTTGGTTTTCAGCGCCCTGATCTGCTCGGCAAGTTCGATAAAATGATCGGCGCCGTAGGCTATCGAATGGCCGCAAGACATGCGGTGGTTGTTTTCCGCTTCGTACCCCGCACGGATGGTTAGCAGGGCTTCGAGTTCGATGCGCTCATCGAGGTCGCTGTCTTGTTTTGCGGTGGTCATTGATGATCCTCCTTGCTCTCCATATACCTATTGACTACTTCGTCACGATACATATCGCCCAATTTGGCGGCCGATAGGATCGCGCACAGGCCGAAGCCGAGGATGAATCCTATGGTTATGCAGCCTAAGTAAATCATGTTACCCCCCCGATTCTCTTGACAAGGCTTAGTAGTTCTTCAATAAAAATATCAGCCTCGCCCTCAAGTTCGCGTATCTCTTTTTCGTCCCTACTTACGCGGGTCACAAGCATATTGTCGCCCTTCAAGCGCCCCTCCAAAAGATCACAATAGACTATAAAGTCGCACCATGCCCGCCCGCTTCGGTTTAATCCCCAAAGAATTTGACGACGGTAATCGGTAGGGATCGATTGGCCATCGCAATAGGCAACAAAGGTTGAAGGAATTACGCACTTTATTTCAATCATGCCGTCTTCACCAATCAATCCATCGGGGCTACAGTGCTTGTGCGGCGCATCGCTGATCAATGCTACTTGCCGGACTTCGCAAAGGTTTTGTAGGCAATAGTGGGTTCTGGCTTTATCCTCAAGTTCAACGCCGTCTTCCATGTACTTGTTGGTGTATCCGTTCTTTTTGACACCGGAAAGGATTTCTCCGGCCATGTCATAAAGGAGTTGTTTGCGACCCTTGGATTCACCATTACGGCCCTTGGCGGCTACGGCCGAAATGCTGGAGCCGCCAATCGAGCCGATGCGAAGCAAATCCCATTCAGGCGTCCCTTGCTGTATGCTTTCGATGATTTCAATCATTTTTTTGCCGCCTCCTTTTTGGCTTTGGCTGCGTTCAAGGCGCCGATGGCTGTCTGATATTTTGTCGATGGTATTTCGTCTACGGCTTCTGCCCCTATCCATTTGAGCCATTGGGGAAGAAACTGCGCAAGCTTGTCTCCGTAAACATCGGCCAGCAGATCATCGATTTCCGTTGCCTGATCGGTAGTGATGGTCCCCGGTTCTTGCCTTGGTGGCGCACCATCGTTGTCCTGATCGTAGGTGGCAAGCCCGGTAAGAGCGAGAAGGGTGTACCTGCACAGGTACGACACCGAAGACCCGATAGCTTGAATGGAGTTTTTCCCGCCTGAATCATCTGGAGAGGCGGAAAGGCCTGTGCTCTCTGAGTGGCCGAGTTCGTGCGTGATGGTGCACGTAACGGTGATCAGCTTGTCCTTTTGTTCGGTTCGCCATGAGGCATGAAGGCCATGGGCGCTTAGGGCCGAGTTGATTTTCTCGGTAACGTTCGCAAGGGTAGCGTGATTGTAAGCCGTAGTTCCCTTGCTGGTCTGAAAGCTTACGTGTTTGTCCTTATTGATCTTTGGCGGGTTCTTTTTGAAAGCCGCCATAGCTGCGGTGTAAGCCTTTTTCGCTTCGTAGGCTTCATTCTCGCGGCGCATATCGAGGTATTTTTGTAGTTGATCCAGTGGGGCCCCTTGCGTGATAGCCAGTTCAAGGATGCGCTCATGGATCGGCGCGGTTGCCGGTATGTTGCAATGCGATACTTGCACTTCGTTTTCCATTATTCCACCTCCTCCATTAAAACTTGTTCTGAAAAATCCTTATCCTGAGAGTGAGCCCAGGCTTTCAGCTCTTCCCAGGAGTCGAACTCCTTAGAGATCAATCCCTGTGTGTGAATGTAAATCTTCCAGATTGTTTTGTGTTCTGGCTCTGAACCACTGAAAACATAATAGTTGAACATCGGATGAATGAAGACCGAAACGCCTCCGAACATATCGCTGATGCACTCTTGCATTGCTTGGATATCATGATTGGTTACTTGCATTTTTCACACCCCCCTGGTACTGTTTTGTTGTTCGTTTTTCTTGGGGGCTTCGATCATTCGCGGTGGTCGGAGCCCCGTTTCATTGCCTGGATCAATTCGAAGTTGTCGATCATCTGAACCCTACGCTCCATCCTTTCGGCCTTGCGGTTCAGCCAGCGGTCACAGGGGATAACGATAGCCGCAAGGATGCCGATGCCGATCACAAGCCTGAACGGTGTCAGGCTGCCGTCTGTGATGCAGGTTAAGAAGTCCATTACGCCACCCTCCTTATCCCCGCTCGGATGCGCCGGCATTCGTGCGTTTCTTTCAATTCGTCCTGGGCGTTTTCGACCAGCAGGCGCATATCCGTATTGACCTCAAGGGCTTTGCCGAACAGCTTTGACAGTTCAAAACCAAGATCGGATGCGATGGTTTCCAACTCCCGGTCGTAAAGGTCGGGATCGTCGGTGCCCTGCCGCAACTGCTTGGCGATGGCGTCAATTTCTCCGATGAGGCATGTCACCGCCCCGAGCTTTCTGTCAATTTGTTCCAGGGGGCTGCCTGTTGCTATCGCCGCACAAGGGCCCCCAAGGAACTCGGGTCGGTCTTTGTCTATGAATTTTTCGCACATAATCCCTCCTATCCTACCCGGTAAGTTTTCCCCCCGCGCTTGAACTCCAGCGGGGCGCGCTTGGCCTTCTTCTTTTGCCCCTGGTCCTCGTTGATCAGGGTGTTGATCTCTTCCTGAATCAAACGCATCCCCTTGATGTGGGCTTCGATCTTTGCGTTTAGGGTTTTGAGTTTTTGAGTATTTTCTGACATTTGCGCAACCAATTATTTAATAATTCATTTTAACAATTTTTAAGAGGACAGATCATCCAGGTTTTGAGAAAGCTTTCTCCAGGCCAGGGGGTTCTTGAAAAATTCACGACTGATTTTCTCCCTGATGGCCTCGTCAACGAACTCAGACTTATTGGTGATTTCCATGATGGACATAAATTTTTCCAAAACCTCAATCGTTGTTGATCGGATGTTGACGCTCATTCCCTCTTTGCCGATTTCTCCTTTCTTTGCCATGTTACCCCTCCGTGAGTTCGTGCAACCGGAAGAACCGCTGCTTGATGGAAATGGGCTTGGCTCTGAGGAGTTGATCGACTTCCCAATCCAGAATCTTCGCCAGCTTTACCGCGTTCTCGGCGGTCATCCTTTTAACGTCCGCTTTCCCGTTGAGGGCGCGGTTCAGAATGTCCCGACTGATTTGATATTTCGTTGCAATTTCGGACTGTTTCACAAAATCACCCCCTTTCATTGGTTACGAATATATTCGGCGTTTGCGTTTATGTCAATACTAATTTGCGGGGAGGGCTAAAAAATGAGTTTGTCAATGCAAAATATGTTTGTTAATGAAGGAAACATGCCGAAAGAATTAGACTATTCAAAGATCATCTATGACAGGTTCTCAGACCTGCGCCGCCGCAGAGATCCACGGTCTCAGAAAGACCTTGCAGACGTGCTCGAAATCCACGACACTCAGCTATCACGAATGCTGAGAGGGGAAGGAGGCTGGACAGTTGAGCGATATGTGGCCGCACTTAATTATCTGGATATTGATCCGCACACCGTATTTTGCCCCCGTAGCAAAACTACATCGCATGGAGGCGATGAAACCACGGCTCTCATACTATCCATACTGAATAATCTTGGTGCCCCTGAGACAGTCCTTTCCTTGCTCCGCATGATTAAAGAGGTGCATGAGCAGCGCGGCGACATCGACATTATCCTTGATGCCGTCCGCGCAGTTCACAAGGCGGCAGTTCCCGAAAAAAAATTGTCGGCGGTTCCCACCAAAAAGTCATCCCGATAGGATACCGTGAGTTGGTAGTTGCTATGAACGGGGAAATCCTCTCCATGACCCAATGTGGAGTTTTCAGGGGAACCGTCGAACCAAATCGAAACGTGATCGGGATGAACTTTGGGACACTGATACATTATGGGCATGATAAGTGGCGGATTTGGTCCGAACGGATAGAGCGAGGCGAGACAGCCCATGGGCATATCTACTGCAAGCGGTTCGATAGGTGGCTTCCGGTGATCGTGGGACCGCACAAGAAGGGGGCTTTGGTGCGGGTTTATGATAGGGGTTGAGTGATGGGGGTCCACCAGACACCCGATGGCCGATGGTATATTTGGTATCGGGATCGGGAAACAGGGAAGGGCAAGAAAGAGTATTTCGGCCATGGCCTGCAAGCCGAAGCTTCAGCCCGTAATCGGTTTAGTGACCTTGGAATCAGAGGTTACAGCAAGGGAGAACGACCATCAGTTCCTACCTTTATAGAGGTCGTCAAGGCATACCTTTCGGATAAGGCCGAGTCGCTGTCGAGTTCCACTGTCGCCGGGATGGTTCCAAAGATCAACGCGATATACATTCCAGAGTTTGGTCGTCTGGCCGCAACCAGCCTTGATGAAAACCGACTTAGGCAATTCATCGACAAACGAGTTAAGACGGTCAAGCGAACCACAGTCCATAGGGAGTTATCCGATATTCGGGCGATCCTGAATTGGGCGGTCAAGAAAAAGATCCTCATCCACAACCCCATGGTTGGGTTGACCTTCCCACGGAGAGATGACGAGCGCATACGACCCCCCTCAGCCGGTGAAATCAGGGCTATCATGGAGCATGCCCAGGAGCACTTGAGGCGATCCATTATAATAGGGTGGTATTGTGGGTTGAGAATGGGCGAGGAGTTGTTTTCCCGTAAATGGTCTGATGTCGATTGGGAGGCGAGGACTATCTATATTATATCAGCCGAGAAGGGCGGTCTGGACACAAGGCGGGTTCCTTTAGCCAATGAGCTATGTTCCGTTATGCTCCGCTGGTATGCCAACGATGGGGAAAATGACCGCTTGCCAATCATCCATTGGCGTGGTAAACGCATCGCAAAAATCAAGACCGCTTGGCGCAAGGCGCTGACCAAAGCGGGGATAACGAGACGGATTCGCCCTTATGATCTACGTCATTCGTTCTGTAGCGACTTACTTGACAGTGGGGTTGATCCTCAGACGGTCGGAAACATCGCGGGCCACAAGGACAAGAGCACGACGCTCTATGTTTACCACCACACCACAAGCGAAGGACAACGTAAGGCGGTCGAGCATCGTCGGTCTATTTTGTAGGGTGCAAAACGCCCCCCAAAACTAAGGGGCTGAAAAACTCAATCGGGACATGGCTCAGTCTGGTAGAGCACAGCGTTCGGGAGGTTAGGTTTTACCTCTAAAAATCCTCAGTAAAAACAGCGCGATATAGTAAGTTAGAAAAATTGGGTTTGGGGTGATGAACCCCAGAAGGGCGGTTGCCAAAAAGCACCGCCCTTTTTGCGTAGGCCACTGGTAGGCCCCTTTCATTCCTCGCACTCAACCGGCATCTCAACCTGATGCCCACAAGACTTCTTGCCGCACCTTAAAACGATCCTCTTGGGACGGTCTATAATCAGGATTTGATGCAGCCAGAAGCCGCACTTTTCGCACTCTAATTGCATTGGGTGGTGCTCGTATAGGACTTCGATTTTAGCCATCGCAGAATCCCGTCCTACCCATTATATGCCTTGCCCTTGATTATCTTGAAGTTATGGACAAGGAATCCGTCCTCTTGAAGATTCTCAACCATTCCAAAGCCGTGGTTCCACTTATTGATTGGGGCATAGTCTGGATGCAGATCGCACGCGCAACCGATGGACCAAGTTCCAATGGTCTTGCCGTCCATGTCTGTTTCTGAATGCCCTGACGTTCTGTGCCAATGGGCGCACATGCAATGCGCCTTTCCTCTGTTATAGACCCCTCTTGCCGGGTTTACTGGGTCGGAGAACATCCTTCCGAACTCATGCCCATGGATAAGGTTTAAGCTGTCTATTTTTATTATTCTGCGCTCTTGGATTAATTCGATGTCGTGCTTTTTGAAGTGTAAGAAGTTTTCATAGTTGAAGTCCGGGACTTCAAGCAACTCTGGAGCTTTTACCCATAACCACCTTTCGTATCGTTCGTCGTGATTGCCTTGCTTGACTCTTATTTTTATTCCGCTAAACCCTGCCCTTATTGATTCAAGAATTGACCTTGCAGCCTGTATCTCCCCCCACAAGTCCCGCTTGCGTGGGTCTGTTTCCCATCGGCTTGAGGCATAAAAATCAACAAAATCTCCAAGGATAAGTATGCCGTCAACGCCTTGCTTGTATCCGTACTCAAGGGCTACCGTTAGAGCTTCTTTGCTGTGGTATGGGGCGTGGATATCACCTATTATGAGCGTTTTTGATTCTGTGAGATTGATCGGAAGCCATTCGTCAAAATGCCGTATGCCCTCTGGCATTGATTCAAATGGATTTGTTCTACCTGTATCCTTAAAAAACTCTTCTGAAGCTATATTTTTTTTTAGCGCTGACCCTCTTTGACCTCTTAAATATCTTATAATTTGGCGTACATTTTCTATATTAGAAAACGCCGATGGTTCTTTTTTATAAATTAGTTTTGATAGTGTGAGGGAAGGGGTGTCTGGGTAAAGTTTAAGATACCCCCTAACGATTTCATTTTTTACTGTGGCAGGCACTATAAACCTTCCGTATGGGTTAACTACCTCATGGCCCCGACGAAAGCTTCGGCCACGGAACGCACAGCTTCGGGAGCGAACTGCCGCATCCACTCCATGTCAACTTCTTCTGCTGAAAGCGGCATGGGGATATTCAGCAGGGCAGAAAGGTCTTTCGCATCGGCAAGTAGCAAATCCGAGTTTTTCACGTCCTCGTCCATGAGCATCTGGCTCAAAATAGCCTCCACGCTCACCAGATATGGCTCACCTGTGGCTTTCTGGATGGAGTCATAGGCTACCACTACCGTCTTAGCCAGCGCCGGATTATTGGCCGCTACGTGCGCCCCTGCGTGCCTGGCTATGATTCTTGCGGCCATAAGTTTGTTATCCTGTGGCGTGGCGCACCCATTGAACGCGAATACGCAGCAAAATGCTACTAAACACAGCCCCATGATGGCTACGATTAGAGCTGTGATCGCCCTACCTGAATTACTGGACATTGGGCTCCTCCTCTTTGGTTTCTTCTTTAGGTGTTGACCTGGCCTTGTTCAGAGCCAGCGTTGCAACAGCGATAAGCAACGTCTTGGCCTCTCCGGTCATGTCGGTCAAGTACCAAAAGCCGATACCGAAAGCCGTAGTTATGGCCATGAAAACCAGCCTTACGCCGTGATCGTTCCAAAACTTAGAAAGCCATTGCATAGAACCTCCTTATTCCCACATGTGTCTGAACCACTTATGATAAAAGTTTAACGAACCAAGACTCATATCAAAGAATACGCGAATATCAGATTCTTCGTCTTCATTCCACCATGGCCTATTTCGCGGGTTGTATCTCATCCCATCTTCCTAATACGTTTTTCGACATTGAAAAGTGTTTGTTCTCTGTCCTGTATGTCACGCAGTACTTGGGCCACAAGTTCCGGCTTTTTGTTCTCTGCCCTGAGAGTTGAAAGTACCATGTGAAATGGTGCGATCTGCCTCTTTAGATATGCCGCTTTCAGTTTCAGTTTGTTGATCTTGCTGTTTCTGAAGTATCCGACAAGCGGGAACATAGGGCCTCCTTATTTAATCATTGTCCTTTTCGCCATCCCACTCAATACGCTCTGGTATTGTTTTTTTTGATTCTGGAAAGTGACTTCCCGTCTTTCTCTCTTTAAGATAAATTTTACCGTCTTTTGCGGAGTAGATATATTTGGTCGCGCTTCCAGGTGGTCTCCCGCCCTCTGGATACATATACTGAGATGAGCAAATTTGAGTTACTTCAAGAGTGCCGTCATCATTAAGAGTTACATCGGTGAACAAGCAGTTATCGCCCCAAGGAAATGGGTCATGGTGTGTAGTAGTTGGGAACATTGGAAGGTACGTAATCCCGTCATCGGCTCTTGTTCCTGAAGACGCACCGAATAGGACTATAAAAAACAAGGGTACATAAAATAGGTTTTTCATTTCATCGCCTCGCAATCTAAGCAGAGTACCAATCTTTCTGGTCCGTAGCATCCTCCTCCGGTTCCTGGTAGGTCTCCGGGGCCTGGTAGGTCGAGCGCGAGATAGCAGCATTTTTTCTCAACAGGGGGCAACTCTCGCTTTTGGTGTCTGGGTGGTGACATACGCAACCCCTTCCGGCTTTGTCGAAGTTCCAGCCGTAATACTTGCAATTCGGTATCGCGCATCCGTTGCCCTGTGCCATTCACGGTCCGCTTGGAAGCCTGATAGCTTCCACGATTTTAACAATTCCCATCTTTCCGATGTAGATTATGCCGCCCATGACCGACACAACCATGAATGTTACGATGGCGAGGCCCAGCTTTTCCCCGCGCTTTTTGTATCTGGAGATGAAACGGTTGTTCTCCCGCAAGATCTCGATGCCGGCAGAATAACCAAGGTTGCCGCCCACGTCCTTGACCATGCCCATCAAGTGACCAAGCTCTTCCTGCGCCTCATGTGGAAGGTTGCAATGGCATTGGCCTTTTACTGCCGCTGCGATTCGTTCAATATCCGTTTCTGTGAGTGCCATCGGTTATTCCCTGTAAAAAAGTTCATATAAGTTGTGAATCTGATTACATACATATCCCCAAGCCGTGGGGGCTATTACCGATAAACGCTCAACATATTGACGGCACGCTCTTTGCTTTGGAGTCTTTAACCCAAACCGGAGGAAAGACATGCTTTCAGAGGCGATCAAGGCTAGGCCCCGTTTGTACGATGCCATCAACTTTTTCCGACCACTGCAATCATCCACGGAGGCGTGGCTGGATAAATTCGCCCGGGACCATAGGGCTGTTAGGTTCATCCAGATTGGAGCCTCAGACGGGCTGCGGTGGGATTCCATGCGCCGTTTTATCGTCCGGTACGGATGGAGCGGGGTTCTTGTCGAACCGCTTCCCCAGGTATATGAAATGCTCCGTGCCAACTATGCGTACCTCAAAAGGGACCTAGTTTTCATCAACGCAGCCGTGTCCGACAGGCAGGGATGTATTGACTTTTGGTGCGCGTCCAAAGACTTTTGCTCTATCCTGCCAGTGGAAAGGCAGTTATTCCTTCTCAGACAATCATCGCTTGACCGCGACTTCGTTTGTCGTAGGGTCGGAAGCCCTGATAGGATAGAGTGCTGCTCGGTTCCGTGCGTGACCGTCAACGAGATTGCCGACCAACACATGCCCAGCGGAGTGGATCTTCTGTTTATCGACGCCGAAGGGCATGATGCCGATATCATCCGTTCGATTGATTTTTCTCGGTTAAAACCTGCCATAGTTTACGAGTCCCATAATCTCGGTCCCAAAAAGGCCCCTCTTCGTTCTTTTCTTGAGTCCCACGGATACGCCGTTTCTGATCTCGACGGTGATTCCGTGGCTACTTGTAAAACGTAGCCCCATACCCCTTTATCGAAAACCCTGTCGGCGGTGCTGGTGTGGGTGTTGGGGTAGGTGTTGGGGTTGGTGTTGCTGGTGCCGCGCTTATTGAAAAGTCGGCGCTTGCCGCTGAACTCTGGTTGCTTGATCCGTCTTGGCATAGCATGTCATATTGATACGAAGCGTCACATGCCAAAGAAAGCGTTTGGGCGTGTACCGTTCCGCCCGTTGTTGACATTGGCGTCATGGCGGCCCAGGCTGTCCCGTTGGCCCCGTAACGACAGGTCGCGGTTTCGCTTGAGGTAACGCCAAGGGTCACGTTGCGCGGGTCGCTGGTGCAAGTCTGTGTGGTCGTAGGGTAAGCACCTGATAGGGTGGGGGGCGTTGAATCTGGCGTTGGGCTTGGCGTCGGTGTTGGGGTTGCCCCTGGGATGGCATCGTAAACCGTAATATCGTCGATGTAATGGATCGAGTTGGTCATTTGCGCTCCGGTTCCTGGATTTCCGGTGACACAAACCCAATCAACGTACTCAGCGTCGTCTCCGGTAGCCAACCACATCTTTGAGGTTGATTGATACCGAAGGACGCCGTTGAACCAAATGCGGATTGTACCGTTAGCCGTTCCGGGTGTGTTGTAGATCCACTGGACCATGATTTGGGTCCAGCTTCCAAGACCCATGTTTGTCCACGAACCGCCAAGAGCGCCGACTCCAGACGCAACATTGTTAGAATCTCTGAAGACTCCGCCATAGTAGTACCAGGGAGAACTGCTCTCAACAACGAAAGCCTCTATGTATGGGTTATCCTCTGGTGTCGTTCCCCTTAACCTGAAGAACTTGACACCCTCAGAATCGTCCCAACTTTCTGTATACCAATAAAAGACGACTACGACTTCGGGAACATCGAGTGACGCGCCGATCCCCCGGAATAGCTTATCTCCTGGGTAACTGTTTATGATCCGTACAGAATGAGTGCCACCGTGAGCCCTGGCAGTTGAAAGACTCACACCTGAACCAGCCGACCAGCCTTCGAGAGTGTTCGACTCGAAGGTGGTTGTCGCCAGAATCTCAGCGGCCCCGGCGTAAGTCGGAAAGAGCAGACACAGTAAGAGGAGAAGTCTTATTGCCATGAATCGTACACTCTCACGTTTTTAATATAAAATGCAGGCGCTACACCCGAAGCGTTGCCAACATTCATTTCAACCGGAGCTGTGTCAAAAGCCGTCAGGTCGGTTGTGGCCGTGGCCGTTATTCCTTCCACTGTCACGCTTACGCTCGGGTCCGTAGCTCCCGCTCTCCATTTGGCTTCAAGGTGATACCAAGTATCGACCACAAGGCCAGCGGCGGCGGTTGTTGCCCTTACGGGTCCGGCGTTCGATCCTTCGTATTGAACCCGTATGTCGTCTCCGTCATAGAGCATAATTATGAACTCATCCTGAGAACTTTCTCCAACCAGAGAAAACAGCCAGCCGGAGTTTGCCCATGTCGCCACTCGGAAATCGAAAGAAACAGTTCCGGCTGAGTAATCCCAGAGATCGTAAGATGAGAGATCGAAACTTGCTGTATCGTAGGCACCCGGAATGTACAAGGCATAGCCGGTAGACCCAAGACCGGAAACGTCTTCCCCGCTTGCGGAGCTTTCAAGTGTTACGGTCAGGTCTCCAGCAGAACATCCCCCGTTATCGGTTGATATGTCTTCGGTAGTTACGAAGTCCGCGAGCATTGGCCAGTTGAACGTAATGCCCCCGGTGCAAGTCGTGCCACCTCCTGCCGCCGTGGTCACGTTGAAAGCTCTTATCATGCCGCCCACATTAAGCGAAGTCGTCGTGGTCGTGCTGTTAAGAGAACTTGATTCAAGGTAAACCGTAACCTCATCGTTAAGGGCCACGGTTCCAGCCGTTGAAGTCCTTGCCCCTGCGTTGATCTGATATTCCCCGCCCCCGCCAGAAATGGAAATGCTCGTCGTGGAGTCTATATCCGTGACGGTCATGTTGTCGTCATACTCGGTCGTTACGTTGGCATCGGCAACATCGTCAAAAGAATAGTCAGCCGGATAGCTGTCAACCCCAGATGTCCCAAGAGCCGCCGCTATAGCCGCCTGAACAGCCGCCATTGTCGCCACTCTATTTGAACTGTCGCTTGCAGCTTGAGTCGGTGCCGTGACTTCCCCGGCGAAATCAATCTGACCACTCATGACAAAGTTGCCAGACTCGTCAACGTACCCGCCCTTTATTTCTGTGGGGTCGTTCTCGTTATAGCCCTGCCTGTAAAGCTTCCATTCGCCGCCAATGTTTTCGGCCCAAATCCAGAACTCTCCTGAAGCTATGGCCCTTGAAAACGTGATTGTGTTGCCTGTAAAAGAGGCCCCGCACTCACCGTCAACGCAAGTGTCGTTGTGAACCGAAGTATTGTATTCATGGGCGAGCCGTTCGGTATCCGTTGAAGCTGTGGCCGCTGCTTGCTTATCCGTGTCCAATTCGTTGAGGGCGGCTTGTACCGTGACCGCTGCAATATCTCCGGCAGGCGTGTTGACTACCTCTGCCGCCGTCTGGTCATCGGTGGTCGCTTCTACAGCGGTTTCGATGGCCTGTAAAGCTGCGTATATAGTGGATGAATCGGCAATCGTGGAGCCCGTGAAGGTTCCAAGGTTTTCAGAATTTGCGGCCACACCCGAGAGCGTTACGAGATCCGCAATATCGCCGGCATTGTCGTTTACCGCATTGTTCATCGCGTTGGCCTGGGTAGCCGTGAACGTGCCGCCTGTTGAGAACGGCGAAGTTCCAAGGCCGGTATCCCCCTTGGTATCCTCAAGGCGGTGATGGGCGCACGATGCGAGAAACAGGATCAGAATCAGTGGTAAAAGTTTCTTCATGGTTTGCATACTCCACATGGTTTGTATCCCTGGGCCACGGCGTCTTCAGGTGTGGCGAATCGTGCAGTGCAGGAAAGGCAATCGTGATACCGGCAACCCTCCCGGTGGAATGTCCGGGTGAGGATATTGCCGGAATATGGCGCCTGGGACTCATCGGGCTGAACGGTCACGATCCAGAGTTTGCCCATGTCGTTTGCAGTGTACTCCCCGGGGGCTAACTCAGTGATCGGAGAACCGTCCTTGAGCAGCACGAATCCCCTGGGAGGTGATGGCGTGGCTGTTGGTGTTGGCGTAGGTTCGACGGTCGGCTCGGGAGTAGGCGTGGGAGTGGGTGTCGTGGAAACAAACAGGACCTCGTTGGAATTGCCGCTCTGAATTGTACCGGCATATGCGCGCACGACGAAGTAGTATTCTGTGTCGTCGGCCAGATCGTAGACCGTGGCCGTGGTCCTCGTGCCAGACCAGACCGGCGCGGAATAGTTGTAATTCCCGCCATGCTCCCGTTGGTAGAGCCGATAGCCTTCGGGCGCTGGATTATTCGCATCCCATTGCAGCGTGACCTGGGCGGCTTGCGCGACGGCGCAAAACGCGCACGTTATGAGCAAGGCGGTCAATAGGGCTTTCTTCATTTCTGGTCATCCTTTCGCGCTGGAGCACGCTTTCCACTATGTCGGCGATGCGTTCAAGTTCTACCGCTTTAACGTACCCCACATAAATCGTTTCCGGCATTCTGCCCCCAGGGTGCGTTCACACCTTCATTACCTACCTGATCGATAATCCACTCCCGCCGCCCCCGGACATCGTTGTCGGCCCCGGTGTCGGGGTAGGCGTCGGAGTCGGAGTGGGCTCTCCTGTCGTGTACTCATAGGCCCCGATGTCCCACGTAGTACTTTGTGGCCGAGTTGTCCCCGAGATATCTTTTGCTATCGACAAACTGTAGCGCGTAGAAAAATCAGTGAAAACCTGATGGGCGACACCCGCGCCAATGGCAGGGGAAAGAGCGCCAAGGAAAAAGATGTCCCCGGCCTCATTGGTAAATAGCGGGTCGGCCTCCGTTGGGCAGTGATCGCATTCAGTCGTTGCTGTCGCCAGAGCCGAGGCGCTTGTATAAGTTGTCCCTCCCCAATACGTTCGCATGCCAGAATCATGGAGAATATAGTCGATGTCTGCCGTGGTCGTTGTTTGTACCATGATGTCGTAAGCAGATGCGTCTGAGCGGTCTGAAATCAGGTTATTGGCGACCTGGATGTTTGCATTTCCAGTCGAGAATTGGATGCCCTTATCGCAGTTGTGGATGGTGTTTCCGACTATGCTTCCTGCGCTGGAAGTCGCTCTCATGTGCAGAGCCACGCCAGAACCATAGTAACTGGTCGCATCGGTCGATCCGTCAATATCCCTTACGACGTTCCCGATATAGTTGATATTCGAGCCGCCCGTACAAATCACACCGACCGCACACGAATAAATCAGGTTGTTTATTATCCAGTTATATTCAGTATCTTCGTGGAGTACGATGCCCGCACCCTCGTCATCTCCATGTGCGGTGTCCATGCCGTAACAGGTGTTGCCTGATATTATAATATCCGAGCCATCTTTAACGTCTATGCAGTTCTCTTTGTTCTCATACATCGTATTCGCACCGATGTAGATATAGGCCGGAAAAGTGGTTCCGGATGCTTCCCCGGTTTGAACCGAATCGCCCTGAACATGGTAGATGGTGTTGGATAGTATCCAAACATGATTCGCAAAGTATCTCGGCTTCATCCCATGGAAGTCTGCCGCGCTGTCGCTCGTCCACAAGCCAAGACCGCTTACTGTGCAACCATATACAATCAAATTAGTATTTTGATTATCGGCATCCGTGCCATCAAAGCCAATCCCGGCCCCATTGGTGCCGACCTCTGTCCCGGGGCCTACTATGCTGGCATTTCGAAACACTCCGTTGGTAGATTGAGGCCCGAATGCGAAGCCTGATGTGGTGTCAAGATTTATTTCTTCAACATAGAAGTACGTCCCAAGTGCCGCGAAGGCATTGAACGTCGGCTCCGCTCCATGGACTCCTTTGATCCAAACGGGGCCAGCGCTATTTGCGGACCATGCCGCGCTGGTGCCATTACAGGTTATGACCGGGCTGGTATTAAAATCATCCCCGGCGATGATTACCAGGCTCCCTGCGGGAAGCGTTGTAGGTATCGTCAGCCTCGGTGCCCCCGGCCTACCATACGTTCTTCCGCTGTCCGTGCCAGACGAATCCACATAGTAATATCCCGCAACCTCGCTTGTCCATGGGTCCGGCTGTGCTGGGGCAACATCATCGATAGGGTTCTGCGTGCCGCCCCATGAAGCCGCTGGATCGGGAATGCCGACAGGCGGTGTATAGGCGAACACCGGACTTGCTATCAGAAGCAGGATGGCTAAGTATTTCATCAATCGGGGTTGCTCCCTATCGCGGCGTCATCTCCCCTTATGTGGTCAGCGATGTAGCTGATATTTGTGTGCTGAGACGGAAGGCGCAGATAAGTAAGAGCATATGTTGATACATAGGTCGCCACGGACACATTGTCACCGCTTGATGGCTTTGTGCCATCTGTCGAAAATGCTACCGTACAGGTGTCAGCGGCGTCATTATAGTCAACCCATAAATGGTAGGTGGTCCCGGTGGCAAGCGTCCCGACGGTGGCAGTTCCGTTCGTGGCATTTAGGCGCGCCTCAAGCACCGCTGCCGTGCCAGATATGTCAATTCGCGCCGCACACCTGGAGACCGCACCAGAATCAGTTAATGACAATAAAAATTGATCTGTGATGTTGCCCCAGGAAGGAAAGCGGATGAGTGCATAGCCAGAAACAAGCCCGGACACTGACGGAGATATGGTGAAGACGTCGGCCGTGTCTTCATCAACATAGAGGCTTTGGCTGCCCTCAAGAATGGTGGTAGTATAATCCCAATTTACAGTCCCACCAGCGGCGCTATCGGTCCATCCTGTCGGCGTGCCTGTTCCCTCTGCGTCTTCGCAAACCAAATAGCCATCGCAAGGGTCTGGTGTTGGCGTAGGTGTGGGTGTGGCACCGCCAGAACTTCGTGCCTTGATAACCGCTGCTTGTCTCTCTTGCAGAAGCCCGGCAGAAACAGAGTACGCGAAAACCCCTATTACTACTAAAATAATCCATGGTATTCTTTTCATAAAATCCTCATGTTACGGAGGCGTTGCCTCAGCCCACCCGGTACAGGTTGCCATCCAAGAGTTTGCCGCACGATATTGGAAGACGCACATGGCCCCCGAGGTTGACGAAGTAATGTTCTCATCCGAAGCGGCAGCAAGTCCGTTCATGACGATGGTGTCAGCGGTCCCGGTAGCCAATGGGTCAATGATGTTCGCGTTCGCGCCTTCCATGACGTAGGTAAAGTTCATACCTGCGGCTGGGTCGGGAAGCGCAGCGGTTCCGGCAGCATTGGCGATGAAGGTGCCCCCGTAGAGATTTCTTCCAGTGAAGTTCGTTGAAAAGTTGTCCGGGTCGTCGATTACGGGGGTTTGAGCGCCGCCAGTTACGATCCCGGTCGTTGCCGTTCCGATGGTCCCGAAGTCGAGCAGAGTGACTCCGGTTGAAGAAGATATGACAGCCGTGTTCGACGTATCGTCGAGGTTGATGTTGATATCCTCGTCAGAACCGTTGCCCTGTCCTAAGATGGTAACGGCTCCATCGTTATCCGTTGTGATTAAAACCCCTCCGACGCCCATGGTAAGCCCAGCCCCGCCTACCGTTATGTCTCCAGTGAAGGTCGTGTCGGGCGTAATTGTCACGCTCGCTGCACCGCTTGCGGCTATCTGAACTACCTCGTTGGAATCTACACCGATTACAGAGATGTCCGTTCCAGCCGCGTCAGCCTCAGAGTAGATATACCCGGCGTTAGGAAGCCTGATAGCCCCCGCATCGGCTGGATCGGCACCGATGGAGATATTCCCATCAATGATAACCGTCCCGCCGTCAGACACAAAGGTATGGTCCGTCACGTCGGCAGAACCATAATCCATGTCCGCTGCGCCGGTGGCGTCAATTGAATCCACCCCGGTCAAAGCACCTACCGTCGCGCTTGGAGCGGATATGTTTTTGGTTGTCTCCCATTGGTCATCGGACTCGTCGAACTGAGCGATCAAGGTCTTTGCGCCGCCCTGGTTTGCGTAGATCAGAACATCGCTGTTCTCTGCGCCATCTGCTCCGTCAACGTAGGCGGCCTCGAAAGATGCACTCCATTTGTCGGTGCCGGGGTTGTCGGAGTCCCGGAGGTCAAAACCTGGGGCCGCCGAGGCAGCAAGGGTTAGGCTTTTGGCGGTCGTGTCGCCGTCAGCGTCTACCAAAAAGCCACCCGCTCCACCAGATATTGTTCCAACAGTGATATTGGGCGTTCCGGAAAGACCTCCCGCCGTTCCCGAAGCGTTGCCGGTCACATTTCCGGTCACCCCACCGTCAGCGTAGATCATGCCGTCAACTTCCAACATCCCGGTCACATAACCGTCTTGCCCATCCTGTGATTGCCCAGGAGAACCACCACCAACCTTCAGGTTTCCGGTCAAGATGGCTACGCCGTCAGCAGCGGGGGTTGTGATGGTGAGAAAGCCAGAATCAATCTTGTTGAAGACTGCCGTTTCGTTGGTTGCGTCTTGAAAGGTAATCGTCGGGGAATCGCCTACGCCGTCATCAAGTAGGATGTTGCCGGTCATCGTGCCCCCGGTAGTCGGCAGGCCCCCACCAGCAGCTACGGAATCGACATAGGCTTTGCGTGCAAACTGGTTGTCGGTCGTGGGGTCGGAAGCTGGGCCAACTGGAATGCCGGTCAAGGTAAGGACGTTCGTAGATGGATTAAAGCTTATCCCCGCGTCCGTTTCGGTGGCTTGACTTCCGGTCGCACCATCCACCAGAATAGGGTAGAAGGTGGCGTTGTCGTCGGCTGTGTCAACCGGGGTTACATTGTTCGGGGCCGAACTGCCCAATGATGCCGGGTCGGTGTAACCCTCGGTGCCGTCCGCGTTTCTATGCACCAGGTAAGCTGCCCCACCGGGAGCAGCAGGGGCCTCGGTGATCGTGTAGCTTGTGCTCGTCGCGCCTGATTGCCGCGTCAGGATGTTGTTGTTTGTGGAGTTCTTCAACTGGATTTTGCCGGTGATGCTGGAGCTTGTCCCGGCTGTGATAGCGTAATCTCCGGTCAGGTTGATCGTGGCAAAAACCGGGTTTGCCGTATTAAGCAACGACTGATTGCTTGCCGTCATCAGGCGCCATCCATCCGTGCCGTCGCCGTCGTCCGGCAAGATCGTTGTCGGGGAAGCCTCCGTAAGCGCTCCAGCGGTTTCATCATACTTGAAGGCGTAGGAAGTGACCGTTGAACCTGATATCGTGGTCACAAACGCTATCTTTCCTTCGGATAATCCAGCGACAGGGATCGCGTCGAGATCGCCAGCGCCGCCGCCTATAAGCCCGGTCCGGTAATAGGGGAGGTCCGTGCCTGATACGAGCGCCGCCTGCTTCTCGGTGTCCAGTTCGTTCAAAGCGTTCTGTACCGTCACGGCTGCTATATTCCCGGCTGGCGTGTTGGCGACCTCTGCGGCGGTCTGGTCGTCGGTGCCAGCTCCTGCGGCAAGGGTGGCTAAGGATACTCCAGCCGGGTTGTCGCCGTCCGTGAAGGTCATGGTGTTGGTTTCTTCGGCGATACGTCCCGTAGCGCCGATAGTTGCGGCCCCCATCTTCATGTTTCCGGAATCGTCAACGCAACTCTTACCTGCAGGGCAGTTGGCGAGGTCGGAAACCTTCATGATCGGGCTTGGAGGCGTAGGTGGTCCCTTGACCTTTCCAAGATCATTGCACCCGCAAAACAGAAAGGCGACCAGGATAAGGGCTAATCGTTTCATCAGTAAATCTCCACTTCTTTGATTTCTTTAGCGTCCCAATCGATGAGCGTTCCGAAGTTCCAAAATAAAAGACCCTCAGTCGTGGCCGCCATATTTATGCCGTGTCCAGGGACAACCAGAAAGGCAATGGCGTATGCCGGGTATGATCTTTGCCCGATGTGCTCAACTGCCCACTGCATGGTGACTTCGGCCTGATACCATTTGGCGAAGTTTTCACAGTCCGATCCGTTTTCAGCGTAGGTTTCTTCGGGGATAAGACCCCTGCCGCTTACCTTTTGAACGGCATCAGCCATTCTCTTTTTTGCGTCTTCTGGCTCTGGGATGTGAAATGATTCATCAAAAAACCTGTCTTTGAAACCGAAAAACCCCCCGGCACCACTTGCGCGGATGAGCTTTTTTAGTTCTGCGGGGGTTACTGTTTTCAAATCTCTTCCCACATATAGAAAACGATATGGATGGAAGTTGCGTTCCCGGCGTTAGAAATGACCGGCTCAAGCACCATGTGATTCAGAAGTCCGAACCCGGTAGAGAGCGCTTTATTTCCCCCATTGGTAGATTCGGAAAGATTCGCGCCATCGCCGCCAAGGATATCTGCCCATTCGATTGTGGTTCCATCAGGTTTGCGGTACTTGGCCTTTAGAACAAGGTCCCAGGCGGCGGTGACTCCTGATCCCGGTACATAGGCAAAGGCGTAAAGTTCTCCGCCCTGAACCTCAAACGGAATGCCGCTCATATCCCCGCTTGCGTCAACTGTGCATTTGCAGACCACCGATCTTTTACGCCCGAAGTATTCTTGGTTGATTGTCATCGTTCCTGGCATGTTTTGTTCCTTTCAGAAAAAGAAAGGCCGCACTCGGTTTACCCGGTGCGGCCCCTGTTGGTGGTCCTGCTGTTATGTGAAAAAGATTACTTTAAGTTCATGAAAATATCAAGCCTCAATTGGTGTGCTTTCCCCGGCGTCAACCTGGGAGGAGGTAAGTTGAGCCGGGGAAAGCTGCCTTGCCTGCGGTAGGGGGCGCAGGCTTGACAATGGAAACCTTTTTGAATTATTGTTTGCGATGGAACCTACACTTTTGATAGGCGTATTGTTGGCATACGCTGTATATTCGTATTTCGGTTTATTGGGTGTTGCTATGGTTTCGCTTGTCTGCTGCATCATCTTGGCTATTTCAAAGCTATTCCCTTGAGTTTTCAGCCGCAACCGTACCGACTATCGCCGCCGCCCTTGAAACGCCTGTCTTGGCCTGCCGGTATGAATCGAGGTTTATGATTTTATCCTTCATCTGTGTGCTTAACTTAGCGGGCTGAATCTTTCCGCTTGCCGCCCTTATTAGGAAGTCAGCGTATTCAGGATCGAACATGGCTCTGGTTACGAGCTTATCGATTTCCTTTGTGCTGTGCTTCTTTAGGACCGCCGCAAGGCCCTTAACAACTGATGCCGTGCGTGACATATGGGTAAGTGTCGAAAGCCGCCCAAGGATGTTCTCTGCCGTATCTGATCCGCCACCGATGGCGCTCCGTGTGTTCCTAGTTGAAATCTCATAGGCCCGTTGCATGGTTTTAAGGGCGTTGAGTTTTTCCGGCGTGCTCTTATATAAAACGCTCATTGCCGGTTCGTACTTTTTCATTATTCTTGAGAAAGCCGCGTTTGATACCGTGGGATTGTTGGCAATATCCTTGGCGGTTGTTTCAACCGTTCGCATGACATGATCGGCAAAGGCGTTCTGGAGCCCTGCGGTAGCCGCTTTGTCACCTTTTACCATATTCATGAGGTCCATAGCCGCCTTGGTCGTATTGTTGCCTTTAATGGCGTTGGCTATAGCCTTATCAGCGTCCGCGTTCAGTATTCTTGAGGCTGCCGACTTTTCAAATTCTGCTGCTGACTTGGCTGCGCCGTCTGCAAGGGTTTGCGCCGTTTCCACGCCGCTGAAATCGAGGCCGTACTTTTCCAGGGATTGTTTATTTCTGTTGAGCCATGAGGTCAGTTTAGAAGTGACGATATCCCCGTTCTGGTCTGTCGCGGATTTCAATAGATCGTAGGCGTAATGGCCTTTCATGATTCCGCTGGCTTTTTCTTGGCCTACTGCCCTGATTAGATCCTCTGCGCCTGAAACCGTCGTGAATAGGCTTGGGATGTCTTCCGTTCTGGTGGCCGCCCCGGTAGCCTCCTTGCCTTTGGCGAGGGCCTTTCTGACCGCACCCTTATCGAACTTTCCAAAGTATTCAGAAGAGGCGAAGTCGTTGAAAGCTTTCATGGAGCTGGCGACATCTTTTCCAGGTTCGACTGCGCTCAGAATTTCCCTCAGTTCCAAAATGCGCTTATCGGTTTCGCCGGCTGCGGCCGTGCCGGTGTTTTTCATGAGCGGATCTTTGCCAAAAACACTTTTATAGTCTTTGGACAGTCTGGCCGCAAAGCTGGTTTCGTCTTCCCCGTATTGGCGCATCATGGTAAAGCCGTTTTTATCCTTGATGGCTTTTACCATGCCTTCGATATCTGGTACTTGGGCGGCCTTGAGTTGGGCTGATCTTACCGTGGCCTTTTCAAGCTCATCGGCCAATACGTCAGTGTTGACGGGCTTCCCTTTGTATTCTCCGATCTTTCCGCTTCTGGCCATGCTTGATAATTCGGCAAGGTCTCTTTCGAGCGCGTCTCTTACGGCCGTAAGTGCTTCGCCAACTGACTTGTTACCGCCAGGGGCGAACGCTTTGGATATTTCGTCGTTCAGTGTTCGCCGGATGCCCATGGCTGTGAATGTGGTATTGCCTCGGTCGTCAAGAATCCTTTCGATCTTATTTTCTGTTTTGAATATTGCAGATACTTGGTCATCGGAAAGTTTCTTGTTTGCTCTGGCCTCGCTTATGGACTTGCGGACATTGCCGAAGGTCATGGGGTAATCAGGGATTGAGGACTCAAGCTGGTTCAATGTAGCTTGAACGGGCTTTTTGGCTGAACGGATAGCGTCAACGGCTTCTTCCCCTACCGCTTGGGGTGGGGCCGGTCCCATGTTATCGACCATCGGTCTGACCGCGCCTCTTTTGCTTGACGCATCCCTTTCAATTCTTGTCTTCTGAGTGTCGAGCGAACTGATTAAGTCGTCAATGTTTCCTTGGCCGGCAAAGTGCTTGTCATAGTGCGCCCGTAGCGCTTCGTTGTTGGCTGCAATCTGTTCGGCGTTCTGCGTTGCAGCGTCGGTCGCTCTGATTTGTGATCGCTCAAGCTTGACCATGGCAGGATCGCCGGTTCTCTGCCCAAGGGTGAATTTCAAGCCGGGGATTTCTTTTTCGATCCTGGCGGCTTCTTCAGCGTTTCGAGCGTAAATTGTTCCTTCGGATGTGTTGGCCCTGAGAATGTTACCGGCTTGTTTTTCAAACTCTTTTTTGGAGACAAGACCGGACAGGCCGCCCGTTGCCTTCTTAAAGATCACCTTGCCGCCTCGGAATACCGGGACCAGGGCCGCGCCTATTGCCGCGCCTCCAACCTCAAGGGCTGCGCCTGTCGCAAAATCCTTTCCGGCTTCGGTGAAAGATTCGGCAGGGCTTGAATATTCCTTTTTAACTCCTGCGTACATATCAAGGGCATCTGCAAGACCCTTTCCGGCGACGTATCCGGCCGCGCCTGTTGCGACAGCGCCAGGCCCGCTGGGGGCTCCAACCATTGCGCCAAGTGCTGCCCCTGTGCCTTCGAGCACTGGCCTGTAAAGCGGGGATGTGGCCTTGAGTCCCTTTTTCGTTGCGTCTTCGAGTTGCGCCGTGTCCTCAAGTCCTATTCCGGCGTAGTTTTCGAGGTCTGCGGGGTTTAGGTCCGGTTCGGTCTGTTTTGCTGCCCTTAGATTTTTGTTGACCCATTCCTCTTGTTCTTTGGTGAAGTTTTTAGCACTTGGATCGCCTGACAATATCCTTGCCGCTATGGTTTCTTTAATGTCTTGATCGTTGTCGCTGTAGCCCTTAAATGATTCAAGTTGTTCAGGCGTTACTGAAAAATCGGGCCGAGGGCCACCGTTCCGCATGTAGGCACGCGCACGCTCATTAAGGGCTACCGCTTGCTTTTCTGGATAGGATAGCTTGCTGTACGGGTTTAGAATAAAAGCGCCGTCTTCGGTCGCCATGCCGCCTACGTCTGGTTTTGTTTTGAAATATTCAAGTTCCGAATCGTATGGCTTTCTTTCCTTGATGCCTGAGAGCGGATCGCCCTGCTGTGGCTGCTGGGGCTGCTGGGGTTGCCCTGGCATGTCAGGTTGCACGGCAGGGGCTTCAATAGCAGGCTGCGCTCCATATTTATTCCTGATTCCAGCAACAGCCGAAGCCCGTTCGGTTTCAGGCAACGCCGCAAATTCAGGATCGATTTTCATCAACACCTTGGCCATTTCAGCTTCAGGCAGGGCGTGAAATTCAGGGTCTTTGACAACTTCAAAAACTGATGGATAAGCCATTTACTTGTCCTCGAATTTTTGGAGGTACTTCCCAGCGTCGCCGGGTTTGGCGTTGTATTTTTCGCCGCCCTTTGCCCCGCCCAATCGGACTATGTTTTCGGGAGCGTATCCGTATCGGTTTGAAAGGTCTGTGTAATAATCAACCTGCGAGTCGTAAACATCCTTTGAAACCAAGAAGAAGTTTTTCGCCATGGTTGCGATAGCGTCACGGTCTTCTTGGGTTAGGCCAGCGCCACCTGTTCTAATCTTTTCGATCTTACCCTTGATGCGGTTTAGCACCGCAAGATCCCCGGGGGTTCTTGCGTATTCTGACTCCCTGACTACGGACGATGGGTCAAGCATCTTGTTCAGGATTGTGATAAGGGCTTGGTCTACGGCAACCAAGTTACCGCCTTTTGTAAATTTCAGGCCGGGGCGTTCCTTTTCGATCCGTGCGGCTTCTTCAGCGTTGCGAGCGTAGATAGTCCCTTCTGACGTATTGGCCTTAAGCTGTGTCTCTCCCATGGCCTTCTCAAGCCGTTTGAACTGAGAATCTATTTCAATGAAGTTTTTAACCTCTGGTGCTGCCGAGAACTCTTTTCTAAGCGACATTTCATCGCTTACCCTGCGGCGGTCGCCCATGACTACCACGTTGGGCGATTGGCCCTTGGGCTTGGTTTCTCTTGATCCATCGGCGTAGATGTATTCAACAGAATTGCCAAGGTCAACGGTTCGCTCTATATTCTTGCCTTGCTTCTGCTGGCCCCGCGCAACCTCCCGGTTATTAGCGTCGAACCTGACGTCATTCTCTTTGAGGGTGTAGCCTTCACCTGCAACCTGTTGGCGAAGCGCGTTGAGTTGCATGCGGCCCTGCTCTATGGCCTGCGGGTCGAACCGCACAGGGGTTCTTTGAATGATCGTCTGGAAAAACTTATTTTGGCCAAGAGGGGTCTGTCCAAGCTGCTGAAGGAATCCCCGATAGGCTTGATGGCTTTGCTCGTCCTTGACTGATTCAAGGGCTCGCCCGATGGTTTCGGCCTGAATCCCGATAAGCTTGATCTCGTTGGCTTGATCGGCCTGCCCCATTTGTTTATCCTCCTGGGCCATGCGCCGATCATAAAGCGCGTTCTGCCGGTCGATTTGCTGCTGGCGTTGCCGGAAGTCTGCCGCATTTGAAAGCGCCTGCTGCCCCTGATAAAAGCCGCCCCAAGGATTTACAAAGCCGTCTGCCATGGTCTTACCCTTTCAGTTTTTCTCCGTCAAGCCAGCCCTTCATAATGCCCTCATTGATGATATTGGCCGTTACGATATTTTCTACCGCTCCGGTTTTGGCCTTGTAGAAGGGCGGGCAAGCAATATCAAAAAGATCCACATTGTAAACATCGTACCAACTGACCAGCATGTAGTATATGCCACCGAGCTGCATGTTGAAAAAGCTTGTCTTGTTGGGTCGCCACCAGATAGGCTCGGCGCCGTGCTTTTTCATCCGGTTGACCATATCTGAAACGAATATCTTCTTGAGCGGCTTTTGTTCGGCCCAAAGGTTCGTCGCAGCCTTGATCCTTACCGCTTCGATGGCGTCTTTGTTGGCTTCGCAGTATGAAAGGATGCCGTCAATCTGGTCAAGATCGTCGATCACGAATAGGACCGACTCAAGTTTCAAGCCGCGTTGCCTGAAGGCTTCTACCGTTGCGTAGTCCGCGCCGTTTGATTCTTGATGCATGGACAGATTGATTGATACCGTGTTACCTACGGAAAGCATGGGGATCAGGGCGTCTAAGGTTTTCGCGTCAAGCCCGGTTCCGTTGGTCAAAAGTTCTACGGGGGCTATGTCTTTGACGGCCTTAACGATACCAACCAAGTCTTTTCTCAGTGTCGGTTCGCCACCCGTCAAGATGATAGGTGCCATTGGTGCATGAACTACGGCTTCTGATAGGATCGAATCTACTGAGCGGTCTTTGCTCGTCTGCTCAACTTCGTAGTAGCAATACTTGCATTTTAGGTTGCATCGCTTTGTTACATCGAGAAAATAGCCTGGATAGAAAAAAGGTGCCCTTGCGTTTAGGCATTGGAGATAGAAACCAACATCGCCCTCTACCGATTCTGTAAAGTGGCCGTGTATGTCGCATCTCTTTTCCATAACCACAATACCGTTTAAAATCCCAACCTCTGCCGGTATCCGCTTGTAACACTCAGGACAAAAAGAAACCGTCTTTCTAATTACCTGCATTCTCCCCCCTTGATGAAAAACTGCTCAAAATGTTCAAACCCTCGCTTCTTATACAGCCTGTCAACCCCCTCCTTGATAGGCGTATTGATTGATATCATTACTACCTTATTTGCGCCTTTTTTGAAAGACTCCTTTTCGAATCTGTCTATCAGTCTGATGCTGTTCATGCCTCGGTATTCTTCATCTACCCAATAGAAAAGCTCCACCATGATCTTTATAGCGCGGTTGTATCCCCACGTGCTGAGTCTTCCAGCGATACCGCCCCTGACTTTGCCGCAAGGATCATCTTTCAACAAAAGGACCAACCCTGCTTCGTCAAGAATATAGTTGGACAAAACCATTTGCTTGAAGTCTTCGCGGTTCAGCGGCATTCCCTGAGATTCATAATCAGCGTATCGGAAAAACCTTTCGGCGCAATCCGCTATGCCTTCGATGTCAAATCTTGTGGCTGGAACAATTATCATCCCCAAGCCCCCGGGGTGTATCCGCCCGACACGCCCTGGCCCATGCCGCCCATAAAACTTCCTCCACCGTACCCGGTTGACCCTCCATAGAAGCCTCCGGTGTTACCGCCGTAGTATGAGCCGTAATTCTGAGGGGCGAACTGCATGTAGTTTGCAGCCATGTTGCCGCTAACACCGCCGAGACCTGACCAGAGCGCCGCATTTGCTTGGCCGGCTTGCATCGCGGCATTTGCTTGGGCGTTTCCGGCATAGAGGGCGTTCTGTCCCATCTGCTGTCCGGTCGTCATTGAGTTTTGGCCGGCCGCTCCTGCGGCCCCTGTCCCGATCTTTGAAAGGTCAAGATTCTGGTTGTAGACCTGCCCATAAAGAGCATTGCCCAGCCCATACGCTGCACCGAGCCGACTGAGTGCCGTGTCCTGATTCCCCTGTAACCCACTATAAAGAGAGTTCTGCTGATTCAAAAGACGATTGTAGAGCGTATCGCCTCTTTGGGCCTGCATCTGATATTCGCTCATGGCCTTTTGGGTCATGTAGTCGCGCTCGGCTACTTGGCGGGCATACTGCTTATCGATGTCTTCAGCCGCAACACCCATAGCCGTATCCGAAAGAGTGTTGACTCCTGCGCGACTGTCGAGCAACCCCTGTTTGGCCAAAGATGCTCTTGCGGCGTCCTGGGCCTGCTTCAGTTTGTATTGATAGATAGGATCAGACTCGTTCCAGTTGAAATCAACTCTACCTTCAAGCGTCGGCGTCAGCGGCGATAACACGCCACCTTGGGTCAGGCTTGAGTTTTGCGTGGGGGTGTAATTGGCGCCACTCATGGAGTTAACATTCAAGGCATTCGGGCTCGCGCTGGCCGTGAGCACGTTTTGCATCGTCGTGTTGTTTGCGGTTCTCGCGTCTGCCGATAGCTTTTCCTTAACTGCCGTATCCCATTTGAGCCGATTTGCTGCCTGCTCGTCGGTTGTTTTCTGCTGAGTGGTTGCTTGAGTAGGGTTTCCCTGCAAGTAATGCAATATGGCGTTGTTTATGCTGGCCTGGTTTCCGCCGGTGTTGCTTCCAACGTCGTTTGTAAATGCATTCTGCTGCATCTGGATCTGTGATTGAAGGTTCGCAAGTGACGTATTGGTAGGCGTTGGAGAGGACGCCTGTTTGTAAAATTGGTTTTGAGTCGTTGCGCGTGGAGTTGTTGCCTGCGCCTGATAGTAGCTCGGAACCTGGTAGGTGCCTTTATTGACAGAGTAGAGCGCGTTAGAATCTCCCGGCGTGTAATCTCCACCGATCTGGCCAGTTACAGGGTCAACCGTAAAAGCCCGGGGGTCGTACTGCGCCACTCCAAGACCCTGCATATAGTTGTTATATGCAGGCATGACGGTTTCCTGAAGGTACTTGGGCATTTGTGTTTGAAGGCTCGAAATGCCCTGATACCCTGCGTCAAGATAGGGCGCCCAATCTTTTTGAGACTGTTCCCACATCTTCAACATAGCGTCGGTTGAGATCTGCGCGGCCTGCACTTGTGCATTGGCCCCTGTTTTTGCGGCATCTTTTTGCGCATCGCTTCCAACTATCGCCCCAACAACACCGGATACAGCACTCATCTTTTTACCTCATTTAGTCGTAAGACCCCTGATTATGGCCAATAAAGCGTTGTAATCAGCAACAATTCCTGCGACATCAACGGCTGTGCTGTCAGCCGGGCAGTTGCCTATGAGCTTGTTCCATAGGGCGGCGTTTTGTTTAGAATATTCCCTTCGGCCTTGTTCTGTGTCGGCGTTGGGAGATAGTACCTTTTTCTCTGCCATTATGCGCCCCTCATGTCTTCTTGGATGCTTACCAGGATTATGGGCGAATCATCGGTTATTGCCCATTCGTATTGACGGGTGTAGTATTGCCCGCAAGGCCCGATCCTCTTTCGGTAGTCGGTTGAGCCTGTCGCTCCGAGCGTGATCGTTCTTTCGGTTTTCCAGCTCGTTCCTGGGTTATCGCGCCATTTGAAGGTCAATGTGGCTATGTCTGCCGCTAATTGGTTGGAATCCCTTTTGCAGTAAAACATATACCGAAGGGCGGTCTTTCTGATGTCCGGTGCTCCGTGGTGGATCATGGGAGTCCTGCCCATGCTTCGCATGATCTGGCCGTCATCTTGGTAGGTCGATGAGTCGAGTTTAAAGACCTTCCCAGAGGACCGATCCCCGGCAAGCGAAAGGTTCCACTTGGTTGCAAGACAAAAGTGCTGCCCCTTGAATCGGTTGTATAGTGCGGTCCCTGTGTTCCATGAACCGAGTTCAAACCAATAAGCCCCGTTCAAGTCCAGACACAAGGTTTTGTCCTCGGTCGGAAAACTCAGAATATACTGCGGTCTGCCGTCAAAGTATGCTATCCCCCCGATAGCGTCAGATACCGATGCGAACCCCTGGATGTACTTGTTTGCGGTCAGTGCTATGGGCTCAACGCTTCGCCCGCCGCTGGACATGGCTACGATTTGTCTTTGGTGGTCGAGCCATAACCACACACCCCTTCCGCTGAAAAAAACAGCTGAATGGGGAGCTGAGATCCCGCTTTCAACGGTGTATTGAGACTCTTTGACGAACGGGGTTACGCCGTCGTTTCTATGCCCTTCAGTCGAGACTTTTCCGAAAAGCTCTATCTTATCCTGAGCAACACCGAGCGCAGATAAAAGATCAGGATAGGTCGAGGCCGATGCCCAATGCGATTGCCAATCTTCCGGGGCGTCCACTTGTGCCCACCAATATCTTTCTGATCCGGATTCGAGAGCCAAGAGATATTTATCGAGAACGGCGACATGGGAAACCGTCGTAGGGGCGTCGGCGTCCGCGATATATTCGGTGGTTCCAGAGGATTTAATTTCAACTATCCGGCCACCATTTGCGGCGTAAAGCGAGGTTCCGAAGTCTGCAAAGTAGACTTTTTCGCCAACTTCGAAAGTATCCCCGGTAACATCTGAGAAAGCGCCGTTCTGGTCCGTGATTTTGTAGCAATTTCCGTTACTGATTGCGATTACGCATTCCTGGCGGTCCCACCAATAAAGACCGTCGATCCCCGCCCCTGAAAGCGTATCTACCCACGCCAAAAGACCGGGCCGGCGTACCACATTGCCGTTGGAGTCAAGGAAGGCATCGACCAGGGCCGCGCCGTGAGTGGTCAGGCCTATTTCATCGATGTCTTTGTTTGCGCCTATATTTATTGGGAGTGCCTTGATTGTCATTTTTTTACCTTGACACGTATGCCTGATGTATGCCTATCGTATGCCTAACACAAACAGGAGGAACACCATGAAACGAATCAGCATCTACATTCCAGAAACATTTCTTGCGGCCCTTAATAAGCTCGCCAAGGAACGCGGTACAAAAACTGCCCACCTTATCCGCACAGCCGTCTATGAGTTTTTGAAAGCAGCCGGGGCGCTGTGCCTTTTGCTCGTGGTCGGGTGCGGAGGTGGAAGCGGTGGCAGCTCCGAAAACTATTCGAACAAAATTTCCGAATGGAGATCCCGCGAAAACGAATGCGCCGATATCAAAACAGAATGCCGATTCACAGGCGATATAATCGGAGACATTTTTGCTATTCGAAACCAGCTTCCACAATTCACCTACCAAAAAGAAGACGGGGATTACTGGAACACATCTTGCGAAACCTTGAAGACTCCAATTGGCGAGTGCGATGACTTCTCCCCAATGATTTGCAGAGCGCTTTCGGATAGCTGTCTTCAAGAGCATTACAATGTCGAAATACTCATCAGTATTATAGACCTTCCTGGCGAAAACCACATGGTTTGCGTTGTTAAGCATGGTGAAAAAACCTATGAGGTAGAAGACGGCATGATTTTATCGGGTGGGCCTGATAAAATTCTTGCCTCATTTTCACTTTAACCCCCCATCACTGTTTTTTAAGAAAAATTGCTGATATACCTGCCGCAGTAACCGTCCACGTAGACTCCAAACCGTAACCCGTTACAATGACCCGCAAGGTACCGCTACCGGTTACTGTTATGCGCGTGTCATGGATAGCAGTAACCGTGTCTCCGCTTGCTGCGTAGTGATTTCCAGCGGCGCAGTGTATGGCGATTGTCGCTGTACCGTCGTATTTTGTTATGTCTACTTTATTTTGCCCGGCTGTCGCTCCCTTACTCCCAATACCGTAACCGTGCGCCAAGAAAATATCACCTGCGGTTACAGTACCGAGATCGAGCAAATCTAACGTTGTGCCCCCAGAACCACACCCCCACGTACCTGTATCAGCACTATCAACAATAAGCGGTCTACCATCGCAAACTGAGTTTATTTCGGCTGGGGATGCGCCCACCGCCACTCCGCCGATCTGCAAGCCCACAGGAATATTCACAACTCCAGTAGCGCTTACGGTCAGACCTGTAGCCCCTGCCGTTCCGTTCGATCCGATGAGGGCTACAATCCCGGGGTATGTAGCATCGTCAGAAGAATAGACAGCAACCATCCCGCTATCATTTTGCGACGTGTACCCGCCAGCCGTAACGGTTAGAGCGGTTTCAGCGGCAGTTCCAGCCAACACCCTGGCAACTGTCCCAGATGCAGGGCGTATTGTCAGGTCTCCACCTGTAACCCGAAAGCCATCAGTTGCGGTCTTTCCTGATAAATTCTGGGTGGACGCAGTGTCTGCTATGGTTGTTCCTGCTACCGCATGCAGTTTAGCAAAGTCTGCCGCAACAGCACCTTGTGAATGAAGCTCGGAAAGCTCGGCTGCGGTTGCCGTGTTCCCGTCGCAAACCGAATTTACCTCTGTTGCCATGGCAGTCTGTAGCACCCCGGCGATAGACAAGGCGTCTACGTCTGTAGCCGTCGCATTGATGACCATCCGGTCAACGCCAGCGGTCTTAAAATAGATCGCGTCTACGTCGGCGGTGCGCTCAACTTCAATGCCGGTGTCGCCGTCAGAGTCGAGTGTGGCTGACCGGATGCCGGCGATTCTAAGCGCTGTTCCGGCCGCGTTTGGAACTACCTCAATAATTGTTCCAACTGCGGTAAAGGCATAGCTTGCAGCGCCTTCGATAAGTTCTGATCCGGATGGGTCAAGCGTGATGGCATTTGCGCCCGCTGTATGCATGACCTTTAATGGTGAAACCCAAGAGGCGACCGCCAGAAGGTTGATCGTCACCGCGCCGGCCGTGGTATCTACTTCTAAAAAGTCGTCATCGCTTGTCTGGGTGGTCGTTGAAGAGACAGCCCGGTTGTAATAATTGGGATGCCGAACCTTTACGTTGTCACGTGGGAACCCAGAAACCTGCGCTCCGTCAGCGTCAAGAACGTTGATCTTGTAAACGCCGTCACCATAGAGCAGGGCTGTTCCAATAGCCGAAAGGGTATAGGATGTGAAGGGATTTGTCTTTTCCTTCTCGGTCCATACGTTCTTGGCCGTTGTGGTGCCGGCTGAATAAAAATAGGCCGTGCCGCCGTTCACCAGCTCCCCGGTCGAAGCGTCCCTGATTCCGGCCAGAAGGATTTCAATTTGAACTGCGCGAGTGCTCATTGACTACCCCATAACGAACGGAAAGGTGTACGGGAATCCGGTGCTATCCGTAAAAAGCGACGTGCTGCCATACCCACCACTGAACGGAAGGCCGGTCGCAACCGGAACGCGCTGCGCAATATTCCTTCGTGCGATTGACTGCCAAGCGCTGTTAGCGTCGGCCCACAGGCTTTGCTCGACTTGAGTTCCGTGCATCCTGGCGAGTTTCGCAGCAAGGAACAGTATCAGGGCGTCCTCGTATTCTGTCGGAAGGCTCAAGGTTGTTGCGAGCGATAGTGTACTGTGCAAGTCCTTGGCGCTTTCAAGATAGACGGTATAGACCGCATCTGGAACCGGGAAAAAGTAGATCACTCCCACAGGATAAACCGGGTCGTAAAACAATAGGCTGGGACGATCTTGAAAAGTCTTGTCAGATATGGCGTTGTAACTCTTTTCGGCGGCGATCATCAGCGGGTAATCGTAGTTGTCGGAATCTCTGACAAAAGCGCTCTTGATGATCTTTGCACGTTCGGTTGATGCCGTGCCGGCTGATCCCATAGTGTACGAAGCTTGGCCTGCGGTTGTGGAGAATGATTCGCTGGTGGAGTAGGGGATAATAACTTCCTGTGTCGAAAGCCGACCGATGATCCGATTCAGGAACCGCAGGCCAAGCGTCGATTGATTACCGTCTGGACCGTCCACAGGGTCAACGACCTGGGATTCTATGTAGGCGTCTGTTACGATGGTTTGACCTGTCGCCATGGCGTTAGTCCTTAATGAACTTCAGTTGGACCTTTTTAATGGGGAAGGGCTCTTTGGCTTTTTTGGCCTTCTTGATGAACTCGCGCTCGGCACAGTTCGGAGCGCCTACGGTGAAAAGAATTTCAGCGATGCGGCTACGCTTGTCGATCTTTCCCCTGAACCGCTTGCGCGAAGCCTTGACCGTCAACTTAGGACTGACATACTTCGTAGCCTTAACCGCGCCGTGATACAGGATGCACTCCGACAGTTCCTTGAAAACCATGCTCTGGCCTAAAAAGTCTTGCGCCATAACTATTCCTCCTTCTTCGCCTCGACTAATTCATTGATTTTCGAGCGCATTTCTTTGACCGTCATTCCTTCGTCAAACTCAAGGCCATTGGCTCTTCCGAAGCCGATCAGCTCGGCGCTGTTCATGGTCGATGGATACTTTTTTGCCTTGGGCTTTACAGGTTCCACCTTTGCGGTTCCGGCTCCATCGTCCAGGGCTTCCCACATCCTGCGGGTGCGAGGATCTTCGAAGGCCGGCGAGTCGTACCAACCTTCCGGTATTACCGCGCCCTTCTCGAAAATCCGCGCCGCTTCGGTCTTGCTGTACATCCATCTACGGTTATCGTTGTAAGCGGTCATTATGCAGCCTTTCTATGCCCGCACATGAGGCTGTGCAGGTAGTCGTAATTAACCCCCTTGATCGTCGGCAGAAAGCGGCCTGTGCGCTCAATGGTGCGCTCCTTGGTCTGAGGAAGGATTAAGCCTCTTTGTTCACAAAAGTCATAAATGCCGGTACCGGGGATCGGCGTAAAATAGAACGGACTCGCGTGTTCCGGCTGGATCTCGTCTATCATGCGGGCCGTGGCCAAAGCCTCATCTTCTGTCTCGGTCGGCAGGCCATACATGAAAGTTCCGAAAACCTTTATCCCGTTAGCCTTGCAGATTATTGCGGCCTCGATGTTCTGATCTACGGTGGTGCCCTTTTTGATGAGGTCCAGAATCCTTTGGCTACCGCTTTCAAGGCCGATCACGAACCATGTAACGCCGATGCTTGCCAAACGTTCGATCATGCCCGGGTTGCGACAAATGATGTCGGCTCGGCTACAAGCGACTATCGGAGCGCCGATCTTGGCTTGCTCATACAGGTCGCAAAACTCTTGAATCCACTTTGTTTTGAACGTGAAAGTATCGTCCCAGAAGGTGATGCTCTTGTAATGGAACCGCCCTTTAAGATAGGCCAGTTCAGCCACTACGTTTTCGGGGCTTCGCAGCCGGTAGGGATTGCCAAAAACAGCGTTTTCGGCAGGCTGGCAGTATTGGCAACGGTACGGGCAACCTCGGCCAGCAAGCATGGTGATCGAAGGAAGCTCTTGATCCGGCGTGAAGTTACAGGCCAACTCCCGCTTGTAATCGAACAATTCGCGGTCCACCCATGGGATGGAATCAAGGTCCGGTTTGGCGCCACGGTATATTTTCGGCAGTTCTTGGCCGGCCTCGATCATCTTGAGCAGATCGACAAAGGCAATCTCGCCCTCTCCCTGGACTACAGAATCAATCGCGGAAAAGTCGTATTGTCCCGGGAAGATACTTGGATGGATGCCTCCCACGATCACCTTGCAGGCCGGAAGTGTACGCTTTATGACCAGCACGGCCCGCATCGCGTGCCAATGGTCCACGGCTGAAACAGACAGGCCGTAAACATCCGATGGCTTTTCTTTAATCAGTCTTTCGAAGTGATCCCACCCTGAAAGCTGTCTCAGGTCGATCAGGTCAACGTCGTAGCCTGCGGCTTTGGCCGATGAGCCCACGGAGGCAGCACCGTGACCGATCCATGACCCCTCGCGGTCACCGTAGGGCCTGTTGGCATTCATGCCGGCTACACCTACATGGCAGAAGATTAGAGAGACGCGCATTGGCCCCCCTTGCCCAAGGCTGCGAGCATTGCCGCCGTTTCTGCTTCGGTTGATCCTACCGCTTTTTCGATTTCGCTTTCGGCTTTACACCTTAACAGAAAGTCGTGATAATTTCCCTCCCATGCCTTGATCCCGTAGTGCTGAATTGTAACGTTTGGCTCCAGCCAGACGATGCCGCCCATTTCCTTATAACGTTTCTGGAAATAGATGTCCTCCCCGATGCGCCCACCAGAACCGCGAAGGCCCTTTTGCATCTTGTATGCCAGCTCGGCAAGTTCTTCCTTGTCCATAGCCTCAAGTTCTTCTTTGGTCTTGATCTTGTGCGGCTCAATGTTGCACTTGAATGCCTCAAGTATTTCTTCGCCGGTAGTTGGTTCTGTATAGGTATCAAGGTTCGGTCGGGTGCGTTCAAAAGCCTTTCTTGAATACATGATGAAACCACCAGGAATGCCCCACATATCAAGAAGCCTGGTTTCCCCGATCTCTTTTCCAAGAAAGGAGCCATCTTCGGACTTGTTAGGGATACAGCCAAAAAATTCCCAGTTATTTTTGCAGGGGTAGGCAGCTCCGACCACTTCGGCTCCCATCATCGCGGCCTTGAGTATCCTACAAAAACCTTCAACGTCCCACGCTTCGTCTGAATCGATCATAAGCATATGTGAGGCGTCTGATTTTAAAAACCTGTGCACTAACGCATTTTTTGCCCTGTCTACATACGAATCCCCGCTCAATTCGTAGTAGTCGAATGGGAGTTGAAGTTCGTGCAGAACATTTATCGAGTTCACAAGGCTTGTGACATATGGTGAGTATGCCTTGACTTCATAGTAGCAACTTGCTATAACCAAAATGTCCATACATCCGTGTTTTTTTTGTTCCACTGCTTTAAATCCCCCCAAAAAAGAAAGTAGGTGCTTTATGCGTTACGAGACATGGGAAACCACTAAATACCCTCCTGGGCTTAAAACAGGCAAACTCACCGTTGTTTCTACTCATAAGAAAAGAAGACAAAACGGATCGCTTGCATATTATGTTTTTTGCAAGTGTGAATGCGGCTCGGAAAACAAAATGATTGGCATAAGCGATTTTGCGGTCGCCAAAAGCTGCGGCTGCGTTAAGGGCGGGTGGCGCGGTCCGAGAAGCGAAAGATATAAATCCTCTATGTCTGAAGGCCATATTAAAAAGGGCATAATGCCAAGAACTGATAAAAGACCCGAGAAGGCATCCCATCATAATTGGAAAGGAGGGGTTATTTACAATAACGGATACAAACTCGTTATGTGCGATGACCCGGGGCACCCCCACAAAATACAAGGAAAGTACATTTATGAGCATAGGCGTGTAATGGAGAAAAGTATTGGCCGCTACCTCAGCAAAACAGAAAAAGTTCACCATATCAATGGCGACATAACCGATAACCGTATTGAAAACCTGGTTTTGTGCCAATCCAATTCCGACCATTTCAAAAGATTCCATAAAAGCATATTGAGCGATTTGATGCCAAAGATGCCATCCCCGCAATGCCCTCGGTGTGGATCTGCAAAAACTGGATCTCGCGGCAAAAAGAGTTATCAGTGTCGGTCATGCATGCGCCTTTTTTCGAAAACAGGCAGATTCTATAAATAGAACAGCCTGGGGTTGGCCCGGGGGATTTTCTCCCCCGGGTTTGTTTTGCTACGCTTTGAGCCCCAAAGTAACCAGGGCGGCGCGGATCTCATTGACCAGTGTCACGATTGCGTTGGCCTGCGTGCTGGTGGAAAACCCCCAGATATTGGAGGTGGTGGAAACCGCAACGGTGGTAACGACCGCCGCCGCCGTGAAGGCCGTCCGAGCTGCGGGCGTGGCCCCGTAAAAGCTGATTTTCTCGCTGGAAGTCAAGCCGAAGCTCGCACCGTCCGGTTGATTGGTACCGATATATTCTACTGCCATGGTTTAACCTACCTTTCTGATTAGGGGCCGATTACCTGGCCCCTATCTAATTTTGACTACCCCCACACCCTGCAAGCCAGCTCGGGCCGTTGGGCAAGGAAACCGAAGAAAATGTCAATACGGCACGGATAATTGGCGTTATTGATGTCGTACTGCCGCAAAATCCGCATGTTGATGCCGTCCACGGCCATTTGGGACTTGAAAGACACGTCAGCCGGCATCTCAAGGTTCGCGGTGGCGAAGGTGAACGCCTCAGGGTGGAAAACCATGTTCTGGGGATAGACCAGCGAGGCCGTTCCGATCACCGTGACGGTTGCTTCGCTGACCGGGAAAGCGTCGATGTTCTGAAGGGCTCCGGTGGTGTACATGGCAGGGCTGACGGTCAGGTCGCACTCGGACCCGGAAGCAGTCACGGCAGCGGTCACGACGAACTGCTGAAGCGCTCCGGTGCTTTGCTTGGTCTGAGGGTTCACGGCGTAAACCCCGGCTACCGTGAAGACATCGCCCACCGTGAAGGTTTGGGTTGCGGCGCCCAGGCCATCCACATGGATCGTCGTAGAGCCTTCGGTTGCGTTGGCTGCGGTGTCGTCATCGACCAGGATGGAGCCGGAACGAGTCCCGCAAGTGTGGTTCGGAACGTTCTGGCTCATAAACCACTCGAAGCCCAGCGCGTTGCCCATTTTGCCCTTGAGGTACTGTTTTTCCAGGGCCGAAGAAGCGTGAAAAAGCGTGGACAGACCGGATACCGTGGAGGCTTGAGCAGCCGGGTTGATAACGGCTACGCGGTCATCTTCGGGGGTGGCGGTCTCATTCAGTTTCTGCCCGCCCTGGAGCCAGATAAGAGCCGTGTTGGGCGTGGTCCCTGCGGTGCCGGCGCTGTTGTAAACAGCCTTGTACGCCTGGGAGAAGTTGTAGCTGTCAACCTGTGAGGCCAGCGTTTTGATGGCCGGGGAGATGAACCGCTTGGAAAACTCGTTGATGTCCAGGGCAAGGTCGGCGTCCGAAAAATTCATGTCAACGCCGCGAATCTGGCCGATGACCAGGGACACGCTTTGCTCGTCCTGATCCTGAGCGTTGATCGCCCAGGTGGAACGAACGGTGTATTGATTGGGCAGGCGCACGCGCAGGGTGGAACCGCGTTTCTGCCCGCCAAACTCTGTTTCCTTGTCGTGCTGCTTGTCTATGTTCTTGGTGAAGGGAAGCGCGTTGTGCAGAACACGTTGGGCCTCTGCCGTGATCGCACTAGGTTTCAAAAACGAATTAGCCATGACTTGTGCTCCTTATATCTTGCCCGCATTCCGCGCAGCAATCCATCCCGCAGGGTCTTTTTCCGGGTCGATCTCTGGAATTACATCAGCCTTTCCAGGGTTGGGATTGATCGGCGGCGGGGCCTTTGTGGTTTTCTTTTCAGTGAGTTTCAGACGTTCTTCAATTTTACCGATTTCGCGTGCCATGGCCCAAGGATTGAGCTTAGAGATTCTTTCGGCTTCTTGGATGTTTTTCCCGAGATGGTAGATAACGTCGGACCCGTTGTCGCTATCGACTATGACTTGTGCCATTTGGAAAGTCAGGATCTGACCAGGGATTGCCTGAACCACCTCGTCAAAATCCTTGTACTTTCCTTTGCCGGTTTCGATGGTAGCTTTCCGTTTCTCGTCGAAGGTCTGCTGTTCCTTCTTTACCTCGTTCGCCTTTTCGGCCTGCTTTTTGGTCTCTTCTTCCTGAAGGCGCTTGGCGAAGGCTTCGGATTCCTTCTTTTCGAGCTTCCAGTCGGTAACGGCGTCAACGTAGTCTTCGTAGGTCTGGAAATCACCGACAACGGGCTTAGGTTTGGCAAAGTTGACCGGAGGCGGTTCGGCCTGTTTCGGCTTGCGGGCCTCTTCGAGTTCCTTTTCGAGTTTGGCGGCGCGTTCTTTTTCCGCTTCGATCTTGGCTTCAGCCTCGTACCGCTTGCGGGTCAGTTCATCGAACCGCTTCTTGTACCAGGGTTTTTTCTCGGTTTGCTCTTGCTCTGCTCTTTCCTGGGCTTCGATTTCCTCCTGATTAGGAGTGCCTTCGGCTGTGCCGGTTTGTGCGGTGGACTGATCCGCTGGTGTGGCGTCCGGTGCGGCTGCTGTTGCCTGATCGTGGGTTTCTTCTGACATTTGATTCTCCTGCCCCGCTGTTGCGGTAAGTTCTGACCCGGTTTCCCGGTAAGTTGAAAAACAAAAAGGGCTGCCCCTGGATTTCTCCAGAAGCAGCCCCTAAATGGTGGTCTTGCTTTTAAGCTATGTTTTTACTTTCTGACCTTTATACTCACCTCGATCTTAATAAACTTCAGTTCAGGTTCACACATGCTTATCCTGTTATACCATATACCCTTTGATTGCAATAGCTTTTCAAGCTCGGCAGCGATAGCCAGCGCTTCGCATGGCTCCAT